TTATCGCTCTAATTCTTCCGGTTCCGACATTCCCGGCATACTTGATTTGGCATAGTCTTTGTCCTGTGTGCCATAGGATGTCTGCAAACGGTCATAGTCAATGGTGGGAAGCACCTTTTGATTTAAGTGTTCCACATAAATACTGGTTTTATCGTGTTCCATACTCACTCCTTATCGTTCAAAATCATTTTCGTCAGCTTCCGGTACAATCCCCAGCATTCGCAGAAATTCTTCTTTACTATCTGCATATCCAACTTCCATGGAAAAGCTGTGGGCTTCTGTATTAGAATAAAACTCCGGCTCATGAAAGCGGTTGCTGAAATAAGTAATCTGCTCATTGGAAAGGGAGGCGTCGTTACCCTCTCCATCATCAGTGCAGATGAAAAATGTGCCGCAGATAATGTCACCATTATCCATTCTTCGGTTTCCGGTTAATCCATTCAGTTTGCCTTCGTCATTGCAGTAAAGGTGGCAGTTAAGCTCTGACAACGGCACAAACTCTATGCAGCCGCCTACCAGCTCCTGCATTGCCCTGTAATCATTTCTGACTGTGGAAACAAAGGGGTTCTTATGCGGCTCCACCACAAGTACCCGAATGTAGCCATCCGGGCATTTGTCATTTTCACTATTTTCATTCTCGGCTTCCCTCAGAATATGAAAGCTGTCCACATTAGGTACAAGCGCCAAATTTTTTCCATTCTGCCATTTCATATGAAGCTGCCCCTGATCGTCCACGAATTTTATTTCGCCCGACAGACCGTCCGGCATATCTCTCTCACCGTCCATATGGTCAAGTTGAATTTTGGTACCGACAGGATACTTTTTCTTAATCTGTTCTACCTGATAGGGCTTTAGAAATCCTTCCATAGTGCCTCCTTACTCAAAGTAATATTCCACCGTATAGGTGATGTTTGATTTGTTGTACATGCAAGAATGATTGGTATAATAGTACATTTCCAGCTTGGAATACGTACCTGCGGTCAGTGTTCTGGTAAAGGAAATGCCATTGCTCGTGGTTCCGTAGTCCAGCTGATCCCACGCACCTGTTTTGATATTGTAACCGCGCACTCTACCGTAATCCTGCCCACTGTGACCGGAAACAGGAGGCACGGTAAAGGTGTACTTGGTAATAGTCGCACCATCAATACCGTTTTCCATAATAGTAGAATCAGGGTCGGTAAGCATCATGCCGCCAGACCCGTTGGAGTCCATGACAAAGAATACAATCGCTGCCCATGGGGATTCTGCACCAGTGCTGTCTACCGCCTTTACTCGTACCGTATGCTTACCCAAAGCATACACAGCTGTTTCGGTCGGGCGTCCCTCCCAAACATAGGTAATGGCGTCACCATCGGGGTCGGTACTGCTTGCGGTGATGGTAACTGGTGTACCTGGTGCAACGCTGTTACCATTCGGTGCTCTTGTGATAATCGGTCTTGATGGCGCTGAATTTGCCACAGTAAAAGTAGCCTGTGACCAGTCGGAGATACCACCGTAATTGTCCTTCGCTCTTACTCTAACCGTATGTGTGCCAATGGCATAGTAATTGTCGCTTGCCTTGCCCTCATACTCATAGCTAACCACATCGCCATCGGGGTCGGTGCTGTTTACCGTAAGATTGACAAGGAACTTACCGCCTTTTGCTGTTCTTGTCACATTCGTCGTAATGGTAGGCTTCATGGGTGCCGTATTCACCACAGAAATGCTCTGCGTAGCGTTAAATACTCTGCCCAGCTGATCAGCGATGGTAGCTGTCAGCATATAATTGCCGGACACATCCACATGAACCGTACCGCCGCTGTTGCCCAGTGTTCCCTTAAAATACTCGGAAACAGCAATACTCTGACCGTCTTTGGTGACCGTCCATACAACATTGTTACTATTTAGATTGGTAGTGCTGCTCATATTCACAACAAAGCTCTGACCGGTGCGAACCGCTTGCGGCATGGTAAAGTTGCAGTTATACAGCGGATTAATGCTGATTTTTTCTGTGTGAGTGAATACTCTGCCAAGGGCATCAAACATGGTGGCAGTCAAGCGATATTCGCCACTTTCGGTAAAACGGATTTTACCGCCCTGTGCATTGAGCGTGCCGCTAACAGCCTGCTCCAAAGAAACGGCTGTACCGTTTTTCATCAGCGTCCATTCAATAGGAAGAACACCGACATTGCCCCTTGTGCGTACATCTATCTGCGTATCGGTATAGCCCGTTTCTGGCAGTACAAAGGAAAGCTGAAGCACAGGCAATACCTCGATTTTTCCACTGTTAAAGCTAAATACTCGTCCTGTGGCGTCGGTGATTCTTGCCTGTAAATCATAGACACCGGCACGGGTAAAGCGGATTGAGCCGCCGTTATTGCTCAGCTTACCGTCAATGTAGGTATCCCAATCTTGAAAGCCGTAGGTGTTGTCTACATACCAGACTGTTGTCAGATTTTCCATATCGGTGAGAATCGTATCTACCAACACTTGATCGTCAGTATGGACAGCACCTGGTACAGAAAAAGCAATGTTAGGAATAGGATAAACCTTGATGGATTTGCTTACGCAGAAAGTTCTGCCTGCTTCATCGGTAACGGCGGCTGTTACGGTGTAATCACCCTTTTCAGTGAAGCTGATTAGACCGCCGGAATTCGTCAAACCATTTTCGGGAGTGACAACTACATCATTTTTTGTCACGCTCCACGCAACCGGCAACGCCCCTGCATTGGTCAGTTTAGATTCAGCTGTTATAGGTCGATCGGTGTGGGTTTGCTTTGGTAGCTCTAACGAAACCGTAATCACCGGATAGACTTTGGTCGCTGCGGTATAGGTAAAGCTTCGTCCTGTATTATCGGTAACTGTAGCTTTTAGCTCGTAACTGCCAACGGTACGAAATTGAATTTTACCGCCGTCATCAGTGAGTGTTCTTTCAAAACCATCTGTCAGCGAAATTGTCTTTCCGTCCTTAGTCAAGCTCCATACTGCGTGTAAGTCCTGCGTTTCCTTAAACGAAGTTTTGACCTCTACTGTGGTATCGGTGTGAGTCATAGTCGGCAGATAAAAACCCGTTTCTGCTACAGGATACACCACCGTGGTTGCTTCATGGCTGTACATTCTGCCTGTTGCATCGGTAAGCGTTGCTTTGAGGGTATAAATACCTTTCTGCGTAAAGCGAATGGAACCACCATCATTATTCAGCGTTCCCTCTATCACTGCGGTAGGCTTCACGATTTTGCCGTCCTTGATGACTGTCCATTCGGCAATCATATCCTGTAATTCAGAGGACTTTACCAGAATATCAATCGTTTTATCGGTATGTGTGGTTGCTGGCAGAGTAAAATCGAAGGCAGCAACTGGATAAACCGTAATTTCCGCTTTTGCAGTAAAACTTCTGCCTGCCTTATCGGTGGCTGTGGCAGTCAGTTTGTAGCTGCCTTTTTCTAAAAGACGGATAGAGCCGCCTGCATTGGAAATCGTTCCAACAAAACAATCAGAAAGCATGATCTCTTTTCCTTCCTTTGTAACTGTCCAAACGAGTGGCAAGTCGCCTAACTCCTTGGTATTCACCGCCACGGTAATTGGCGTATCGGTATGGGCAGTTTTAGGAGCCTGTACCTCGATCTCAATGACAGGATATACCGTAATATCTGCTTTACCAGAAAACTCACGGCTGGTTTCATCAAAAGCAGTTGCTTTGATGGTGTAGCTGCCCTTTTCCTTTATTTGAATGGAACCGCCTGCATTGGTGAGCGTACCGGTTACCGTGTCCTGCCACTTTATTTCCTTGCCCTCTTTAAAAATATGCCAGTTAATCTGCTGTGTGACGTTATCGGAAAGCGTGGTTTTGACGGTAAAGGTTTTATCTGTGTGAGCAGTTTTATCCGCTTCTACACTGATTTTAAAGGTGGGGTAGATGATAATCTTTTTGGAAAAGATATAGGTATGATTGCCGTAGTTTTGAGCCGTAGCGGTAAGAAGGTAGTTGCCCGGCTGGATAATGGTAATTTTGCCACCCTCCTTATCCAATGTACCTATTAGAAATTCGCTTTGTGGTGTGTTCTTGCCGTCCTCGATAACGCTCCATTCCAGTGATTTTACGGAGCGAAGCACCGTTTTTACTTCAAATTCTGTATCGGTATGACCGTATTCAGGCGCAACGATTTCCACCACTGCGGCTGTATAATTCACGCTTCCGCCACTTCCACTGGAGCCACCACCACTTGGCTTGTCGGGTTTATCGGGCTGTTCCGGCTTAATTGGCGGTGTTGTCGGGGCAGTGGGTTTAACCGGTTCTGTGGGATTTATCGGAGGGTCTGTCGGTTTTGGCGTTGGTGTTGGACTTGGGGTTGCTATAGGAATTGGTGTAGATGTTGGATTCTGAGTCGGTTTTTCCGTTGGTTTAGTAGGTTTTTTATCCTGCGTATCCTTAGAAGGACCGTTATCAGAATGGTCACTTTCCTTATCAGCGGTCGCATTATCTGTATCGTCCCCGACGTTCGTATCCTCATGCTCAATTTCCGTCACAATGGGATTGTCGGAAGAGATTGGTATGGTATCGTCCGTTTCTACCCCGATGGACGGCGTATTATCTTTCTGACTAAGCTGCATGGAACAGCTCACCAATCCTATGATTAAAATAAGCAGGGCGATGATAGAAAGCACCATCACCGCCCGTTTGGTCTCTTTATTCATGTTGAGTTTGAAAAAATCTTTATTCTTCACGGCTATATTCGTCCTCCTGTTCTTGACCTTCCGGTTGTGCCGACTGTGGCATGGCACACTCCAGCTTGTGAATGATACTATCTAAAAGCTTCGCCTTGGCAGGGTCATTATTCATTCCTTCCTGCACTGCCAATGTGCACAGCTCTTGCATTTCCTCACCGGAAAACAGCGGAACAACGTCCTGTTTAAAATACTGCAAAAGCTGTTTTTCCGCCGCTGTCATGCCATACAGTCCACCGCTGAAAAGATGCTTCTGATAGACATCTTTGTCGGCAATCAGTTCTTTTGTTCCGTCTTTTTGCAAAGCGTAGCAGCACAAATGATTTTGAACGGCTTTTTCTGCATCTATGGGACCGGTCAGCAGTAAGTCATCTGCTGTGTAGCCATAATCGTGTAATCGGTCATGGTCTAAACGCTGCACAAAATCCGCAACCTTCATCGGCTCCGTGGCTTCCCAATACTGTCCCTGTGCTAAAATTGCAATTCGAGCAAGTTCATGCTGATCCTCCGGCAAAAATTTATGGCGTTCTACCGTGCCATAACGCTGAGAAATAGACTGCCAATTCTGGTTATATTCCTGATAGGAAAAGGTTCGTACATCGTTAGGACTTTTGAACACCACCTCCACCGCTACGGGATCAAAGGCGTGGGTGCAAAGATAGTCCAAATGCTTTTGATAATCCATTTCCAGCACATTGCCGATGATGGTTTTGTCCTCGTTCATGCGTAATATCTCAATCCAAAAAGTTTTGACATTTTCGCTTCTGCTTGCTCCGTAATACTCCCATGTGTTGTGGGCATTGGTATTTCGGAGATAGACATCACGTTCTGGGAAGCACCATGTTCCGTTTTTTCTGCTCAGCCAGAAAAAGTTTCGGTAACCGCCTCGATCCTCGGCAGCCTCTCTGATCTGCTTTACATCGTACTGAAAATCCGTTTGATAAAAATCGGTGTTATGCTGCATAATTTTTTGCAGCGTAGCAAGTACATCCACTTCTAAAAAAGAAGCGTTGCCATGCAGGGAATACCCCTGAACCTTTACTGCTTCCCGTAGCTCCGCCATGATTTCCTCTTTGGAGCCACGGACAGAGGAGCCGTTATGGCGGTTCCTGTTCACAAAGTCCCCGCCCATATCCACGGTATGGAGCTTCAAACCGGCACTATGTGGTAAAACAAAGTTTATCAGCGATTCTGACTGCTCATCATGGGCGGTGGGAATTTCTCCGAATACTCTGCGCATATCGCCGTCAACCACTGCCGGGTGTTGCCTGATCTCATGGATTTTGTCTCGGGGCATGGTCAGTGTCCACAGGGAGTAATCATCAGAGCCAAACTTGGTAACGGCGTTGATTTGGCTATATTCCATATTCGTCCTCCTGTTCTGGCATGGGCGTTTGCTCATGCTCAAAAATAAGATTGGGGATATTGCTTTCCACCTTTTCCATTACCGAATGCAGCATTTTTTCATCCTCATAGCTGATGCTGTCATCGTTACGGCCTCGGAATACGCAAGCGTCATGCAGCACCACCAGCTCCTCCTCGGAAAAGAGCTTCTGCTCCTCAATCAATCCTGACCGTACCGCAAAATCCTGTTTTGCTCCTTCATAGTTGGTTTCAAAATAATGTCCCCACATCACACCTGTGCGGTCGTAATCATACTGCCATGTGGTAAAACGCACTTCATTGTCCTTTGTCATCTTCGCCGCCAGAATGTAATCTCCAAAGTTGGAAATCAGTCGAAAATCGCTGACCCCATCAGCCTGTAATTGTGGTGCGTCCGCATACAGGTCATGGGCCTGCTTCATGGCAGTAAGGGTACGGTATATCTTATTTCTCTCTTGCTCCGGCGAGGCCTCCGGAAGAAAACGCATATTACCGTCATGGTCAACTTTGCAGACCTCCTGCCCATCTTTGAAAACAGACAGCAGGGTATTCTCACCGGCTTCCTGCTTTGCCGTAAATCCCAGCCCGGAAATTCGCCTTGTAAAAGCGGATAAAAATTCAGGTGTTACTTCATGTTTCACGCTCATACCTCCTATCGTTCTATTTCCTCGGAATCATCTTCCTGCTCATAGACGTTGACTTTTACCGGCTCAAAGCCCTGATCTTTGATGTTGGTAAACCACTGCGACATAAACTGCTTCAAATCCTTTACCTTGGCAGGGGATGCGGTATCTGTTGCATAAAAAATCCCCATATCGTCTTGTAGGTACGATGTGGGGTCGATAGACCTGTTATCCTTGTCCACGGTAAAAGTGATTTCCGGGTCACGCATGGCGTCTCCGTTGCAGTCATAATAGTGAGCAATGCTGTACTCACCACCGCCGATGGCTTCTATCGCCAAATCCTCAAAGCCTTCCGATTGCAGCTTCATATAATAGGCTTCGCTATTTAGAACCGGAGCTGCAAACAGCATCAGCTTTTGATAAAGCCGTTGTTCTAAGGTCATAGCTGTGCTTACAGACGGGCGGTCAGAAGCACCTTCTTCCTCGTCTGCCGTCATCATATCCTCGCCATCGTCCTTAAACTCCAGTGCAAGGTCAAGCTCCACCTTTTTCTTTTGCAGCTCCAACAACCGCTCTTCGTCAGGGAACGGCTTTTCCATTTCCTCCTTGGCGTCTGTAAGCTGCTGGTTCAGGCTGAGTAGGTTGTTTTCCTCTTCTGTTTTCGCCTTTTCCATGCGTTCTGCCAGATGTTCCAAACGAGTAATATTACCTAACGCTGCCTCGCCCATATCGGTAGAATAGGTGCATTTTCCACATAGCTGGATGGAAACACCATCGCCCCATTGACGAACCAAGCGGATGGGAAAGCCTGCGTAGGTTCCCAACTCAAGGGTTGCACCGGTGTCACGCCCCAGCTTGCGGGCAAAAACCATGAAATGCTCCGCTGCTTTGGTGCGTTCCTCATGGAGCCTGCCGTCAATCACCATCTGAAAGTCAGCTGGTGCATGTTGACCATAGGCGGCAATATCAGCGGTCATACCCTCGATTTTTCTGGTAGCTGCTGCAATCTCCTTGGGATAATACTGGCTGATACGGTATTGCATTTCGTTCCTTTGGCTCTGCCATGAGGATTTCAGCACCGTAAGGCGACTGATTTCGTTATCGGTTTCCATCTTCTGCTTGATTCTTGGGTCAGAGGTGGCAAGTGCTTTAAACTCTGCATACTGCAAAACAGTATCGTCAATGTCCTCACAGCTTCTAAGTGCAGAGCGACCAGTCATAATCTGGCTGATATAGCGCTGCTTCTGCTCTAAAATCTGCCACAAATAGCTGTCGAATGTATTTTCGGTGATGTAATTAAAGATAGAAATTTCCTTGTTTTCATTGCCTTGACGGAGGATTCTGCCGTTGCGCTGGGTTAGGTCTGAGGGGCGCCAAGGCACATCCAAATGATGGAGAGCAACTAACTTTTGCTGCACATTCATGCCTGTGCCCATTTTTTCGGTGCTGCCCATCAGAACACGGATTTCACCGCTACGCACCTTGTCAAAGAGCTGTTCTCGCTGCACGTCGGTTTTTGCGTCGTGTATAAAAGCGATTTTCTCCGATTTTACTCCCTTTGCAATCAGGGCTGTTTTGGTAGCTTCATAGAAATTGAAGCTGCCGTCATACTTCGGTGTGCCTTGATCGCAGAAAATAAGCTGTGCCAGCTTTTCATCAGCCGTTTCATGGTAAATTTCAGCCACTTTTCCAGCACAAATATTGAGCTTGGTGTTTGAATCATCAGGGATTGACGGGTCAACGGCTCTTGGGTCAACAGACAGCAGCCTTGCTTCATGGGTCAGTTTGAGAAAATTGTCCTCGGTGCTGTCCACTTCACCGTTACGAATCAGCTCCGCACGTTCGCCCAGCTCCATGACAATCCGCTTTTGTTCTGGCGTAATAGCGGTTTTAATGACCTGCACCGCACCGGTTTTCAGTTCTGGCACCGGCAAGTCCAGCATATCTGCGGTTTTGATGTCCGCAATCATCTGGAACATACTCATCAGCTCCGGCAGATTGTGAAACCGAGCAAAACGGTTCTTCATCTGGTATCCGTTGCCCTCCGGCTTAATTTCTAAAGAGGATTCTACTTTGCCAAAGGTGCTTGCCCAACTATCGAACATCAGCAGTCCACGACGTTCCAATTCCTTGGGCTGCAAGGTCTTTTGGAGAACATACAGCTCTGCCATGGAATTGGATACAGGGGTGCCGGTGAGATAAATAACACCCTTGCCATTTCCGATTTCATTGATATACTGACACTTCATGTGCATATCCATGGCTCGTTGGCTGCTGGCTCCGCTTACACCGGCAACATTGCGCATTTTGGTATAGGAAAAGTTGTTTTTGTATGCGTGCGCTTCATCTACCACCAAGGCATCTACACCAAGCTCCTCAAAATAGATAACATCATCTTTTTTCTCCGATTTAAACAGTCTGTCATAGCGAAACTGGAGGTTAGAACGAAAAATTTGCATCTGCTTTAAAGACCAATCCTTGCCATCACGGAGCTTTTGCTCCTCGATGGCATCCGAGATTGCGTCAAGCTCCGCTTGCATAGCTGCAAGCTGCCGTTCTCTGGATAGACCAATCAGCTCAAAGCTGGAATGTGCCATAATCACGGCATCGTAATCGCCTGTGGCAATACGGCTGACAAAGCGGCGGCGGTTTTTTCGTTCAAAGTCCTTTTTCTCTGCCACCAGAATATTTGCATTGGGATACAGGCGCATATATTCGTTTGCCCACTGTCCCACCAAATGGTTAGGAACCGCAATAAGCGGCTTATGAATTTTGCCCAGCCGTTTCAGCTCATAGGCCAGAGCAATGGAACTGAAGGTCTTTCCAGCCCCTACCTCGTGAGCAATCAGCAGATTTCCATCACCGTACAGACCGTGTGCAATCACATCAAGCTGGTGCTGTCTGAGGGTAATATCATCTGCCATACCCGGCAAAGCCAAGTCTGTCCCGTCATATTTGCGGGGACGGACGTTATTGAATTTCTCATTGTAGAGCTTGGTGAGCCTTGCACCACGCTCCGGGTCTGAAAACAGCCAGCTTTCAAATGCCAGCTTGATTTGGGCCTGCTTCTCACGGGCAAGAATAGTATCACGCTTGTTTAGAACGTATTTAACCTTATCCTCACCGGTGTCCGGGTCAACGTAGTCCACACGGTCTTTTACCTCCACAGAACGCAGATTCAGGGTGTTTTCCAATATCTCGTAGGCATTCATGCGGTCGGTACCGTAAGTTTGATTGACGGCAATAGAGGTCTTTTCGGCACTTTTATTGGCGATAAAGTAGGCGCCACTGTAATTGGAAAATTCCACGCCGATGGCATACCTCCCTGTCTGGTTATATGCCATCGTCTTGAAGGTGTCATACATAAACTGCTGGTACACATCAACAGGTATCCATGTGGAGCCAAGAGTAAAGCTGATTTCCTGCGGAGTCAGCGGCGTAGGCTGCACGGATTTCAGGGCTTCCACATTTCGGGCAAACCGCTCCGGTTCTTCCTCGGCTTTCAAAATGGCTTCGGTCAGCTTATCCTTTACATAGCCACTCAAATATTCCCCGGCGGTCTGCCAGCCGGTGTGAGGACTGCCCGTGTACTGTGCCGGGTCTTGATAAATCCGGTCACCCAACTCTGCAATGATTTCATCCGGTGTCGCCTTACGGTGTTCCGGCAACTGATACAGCCACGACATATAGGAAAGGTCTACTCTGCCCTTTACATTGAGGGATACCTTTAAGGCTTCCTCTGCGGAAAACACTACGCTGGGCATTACCTTGGGCTTAATCGTAGCTTTGTAGAACATGGGCGTTTTTTCATATACGCCTTTTTCTGTTTTGCTCTCCTGCTCAATGGAACGAAGCAAGGGTGCATTGCTGTCCCTTGAAAATGCGATGACATTACCATAGGAATTGAGATATCCGTATTGCTTCACAAAGTCATCGTATACTTGGTTCAAATATCCAATATGCTCCTGTAGCTGCTTTTCATATTCAGCAGTAGGCAGATCATGACCGTCTGCATAGACACTGTTTTGAAAGTCAATCAGACTGCGGACAGCGGCGGTGATTTCAATCATGCCACGGATACGCTCTGCTTTTTTACCGGTAATGTCCTGCCGGTACATACGGGAATTTTCCTGATAATACAACGCATTTTCCACTACGGTATAACTAAAATTGCGTACCGCAGGGTCAGCAGGCATGGAATCTCTTAAAACGGTTTTTTCTTCCGCATATTCCGATATAGCCTCCGTATAAGTACCTTCCAGATAGGAAACGGCTCTTTCCAGCCGCTCATCTAAAACATCGCCGGGGATTGGGCGACAGGCGGTCGTTTTTTCGTTACCGAACATGGACTCATCAAAAACCATCTCGCCTAGCACCATTTCTGAGTGATTCACAAAATAGCTGTTGAGCGGAATGCCACCTGCATTTTCCTCCACGGAAAGCCAAGGACTGTTTTCCTTGTCCGGTACAATTTCCCGCTCTCGTTTTTGTAAAAATAAAATATCCGTGGTAGCTTCAGTTCCTGCCACCTGTTTGAATGCATTATTAGGAAGACGGATTGCTCCCAAAAGCTCCGCCCTCTGTGCAAGGTATTTTCGGATGGTTGGATTGGATTTATCCAGCGTGTACTTTGAAGTGATTACCGCCACGATTCCACCGAGGCGAACCTGGTCTAAGGACTTCGCCAGAAAGTAATCATGAATACGGAAATTGTGCCGGTTATAGCGTGGGTCATCCACACGGATAGAGTTAAAGGGTACATTGCCAACCACTACATCAAAGAAATGGTCAGGAAACTTTGTTTTTTCAAAGCCCATTACCTGAATATCCGCATAGGGATACAGGTGCTTTGCAATGTTTCCGGGAATGGTATCAATTTCTGCGCCGTAGAGCTTAGAACCGCTCATGCTTTCCGGCAATACGGAGTAAAAGTTACCGGTTCCCATGGCTGGGTCTAAGATATTTCCTCCATGAAAACCGAAACGCTCCAGCGCATGATAGATGTGCCGGATTACACTCTGCTCCGTATAGTAGGAGGTCAGCGTGCTTTGCTGTGCAGATTCAAATTCTTCCTCAGTGAGCAATCCCTTGATTTCCTTGTGTTCCGTTTCCCAGCCGGATTTTCCCTGTGTCAGAGCGTTTGCAAGACCGCCCCAACCGACAAATCTAGCAAGGGTAATCTGTTCTGCGGCAGTGGCCATGCGTCCCTGCGACTGTAAATCCTTTAACAGACGAATGGCTTCAATATTATTACGGCACTTGGTTTTCTGACCGCCCTCGTACAGATGATGATCAGGGGAATAACGATAATGAAAGCCATCCATGGTGCGTTTATGAAAATCTTCCATGACAGCCCGGTTATAATCCTCGTTGGCTTGATTGACAAGAGTTGCAGCGTTTATTTCCACCTTTGTTTCTTCGCTGTTATCACTGCTTTGTACGGCATCCACCACCATGGAAACAATCTCCCCATCGGTGTAATGGTCTTTCAGCAACTTGCAGTCTGCAATTTCAGAAATAGGTACTCTTTCCCGGATGACAAATTTGGTGAGGTTCTGAAGCTGCGAAATATCCCCGATTTCCACCGTGCGCCCATCGTGCATGAACTTAAGGATTTCAAATACCTTGTCATGATAAGAAATACGGTCACCTTCCTGAAAGGGAAGCGGTTCCGGCTCGGTGCTGCTCTCATTTAGCAAGGCATCGTTATCCTCACCGTCATTGGCCTCATAGGTATCCTGTGGCTGGGAAAATACTTCAAAGAGATTGAGCTGGGCGGACGGCTCCGTGAGAATAGATGGCGCATCTAGGGAAACCAGTTGCCCCGCAGCCTCCAGTTCCACTTTTTCTTCGGCGATCAGGTAGCTTTCTTGCTGAATGAGCTGGAGAATTCGTGCTTCAACCTTTTCCCAAGTTAGATGCTCGTGAAAATCAACCCCATCGCTTTTGTACTCAATATCAAAGCCACTGCCATTATAATTGATTCTTTTATGACCACCGTTTTTCAGACTACCGCTGACACCACCAATCCCATACTCATTTTTCAGCACGGCAATGCGGTCTTTTCTGGCAGGCAGCGTGAGCATTGCGTTATAAATTCTTTGCTTACCGCCTTGAAATGAAATGTGACTGGACAGAATTTGATTGATGATGTCATCTTTGGAAATGATCGGTTCTTCATCTGGTTCATAACTATCTTCATCCGTAGTGCCTTTCATTTCTTCCGCTTCATCAGGAATGGAGTAATCATCTAACATACTGTCTGCAGCACTAAAGGGATAGGCTCCCATTAAAATAAGCTGGTCAATTTTTTCTGCCAGCTCCCGGTAGGTAAAGGCAAACTGCTGTCCCTCGGTTTCAAAAGTAATATCATTCTTGCCGGACAAAAGGTACAGATACTCACCGGTCTTAGTGGTGTAATCGGTATCCAGCTTGCCATAAAAGGCTTTCAGGGCATTGGCTTTGGTGCTTTGCTTATGACCACCGCCCCAAAAACGATATAGTTCTGACTGCCATTCCCGTGTATCTGGGGTAATATCGTCGGCACATAAGACCACATCCACTAGGTCAGATATTTCTTCCTCGTCCAACCGAGAAACCAGTTCTGCAACGGGCGTTTCTAGTGCTGTTTTCGTCACGGTTTCGGCAGGTACTTCCTGTGTTTTCTTCGGCGGAACAACGAAAAAACCGCCCACAGACGGTTCTTTACCATCTGTGGGCGGTTCTGTATGTTGTGTGGGTTGTGTTATCTGACCTTGAGTGCCACTTCTTTCATAATCAGTTCCTCCGCTGTGAGGGTAATCATGTTCATGTGACTGGCTCTCTCCAGTGTGTCCTCGGTGTCTGGCATCGGCTGCACCGTGAGAAGCTCCTGTATCAGAGCTTCTTTGCGCTTTTCCGCTTCCTCGTCCACTTGAAGAATCATTTTGTTGATTTCGCCCTGTGCTATCAGCTCCGACAGGCGGTGGGGATGGTGTTCCATCATATAGGCTTTCCACGCTCTGCCGAATTTGCCTACCGGCATTTTGTCGATCTGCACTTCCTGCGAAATCTGTATTTCGGGATACATCATCCCGTCCTCGGCCTGACGATAGCTGAGATTCATCAATGGCTCTGTTCTCATAGATTTGGCTCCTTTCAATTTTGATTGCTTTGATTTCCTGATTAATTTCCCTGAGAATGGGGCGTGCCAGCGAAACGGTACAGCTACCAATGGTCATAAATAACTCTAAGCTGTTAAAATGGCTGATATTCACAAAGGCGCCATCCTCAATAGGGGCAGTATCAATTCCGCATTTTCTGAACACAGTATAGGCTACGCTGTCCGTAACAAGCTCGGTAAGCTCCGCCTTGACCGCTTCGATAGGCATACCATAGAGCATACTGCTTTCATCATGAACCCGAAAATCCTCCAAATACTTTGGCATATGTTCCCGCACCATACGCTGTGCTAATTTATACAGACACTGTTCGATACTGGAAGTAGGCGTATTGTATTTCTCATGGAGCTTTAGCAAAAGGCTTGGTTGATACTGTTCCTCTAGTTCCCACAGAAAACCCATGACAGTGCGGAAGCTCTGCGGTGTGCCGTTAGTGTCCATGAAATCAAACAGATACTTGATACTAGCATTGGGATTTGCCATATCAATTACGGCAATACCCTTTGCGCCCTTGTTGATACTGCGGTTAATCCGTTTATCGTGCCATTCATCAAAAGTAGCAAGCTGTGTGGCATCGGGGCGCTGTGCATAAATCAGCACGGAATTGTCAAAGGAACGCTTATAGAACCGTGCAACACAGGATAACAGCCCCATCCACTCAGCAGGAGTTTTTGTATACTCCTGCACCGACTGCTTATAAAGGTCGGCAAGTAGGGTTGCTTTGCTCAATCTACCACCTCCGTATTCAGATTTTCAAAGTACATAGCAAGTGCCTTATCAATGGTATCCTCAATCTCTTTTTTGCTCTGCTCGTTGGTGAAATACTTGGAAATCACTGTAGGCTTGACCTTAAAGGACTGGGGCTTATTGCTCTTTGGTTTGCGGGTTTTCTCTCCGGAAAGGATTTGTACCATTGCGGTATCGGTCAGCTTTCCTGTTTCATAGTAGCTGCGGAGTAATTCCGCCTTTTTCATATCCACTTTGTAGTTGTCGGACTCCATGAGGTCAAAAATCTGCTGTTGCTGATTGATGTCCTCTACAAAGGAGAGGTCATAGCCTGCAAGAAACGCAATTTCACCGGTATCAACCTTTTCCAGTAAGCCGAAAACCAGCCCTGCAAGACGAATATATCGTGCAACCTTGGCATGAGAAAGACCATATTCTCCACCTAATTTTTCGTCTGTTCTCAACTTCGTCTCAACTTGTGACGAAGTTGAGTTTCCCTCGCAGCCATGAGGATTTAAGAAGATTTCTATCTCTGCTAAAAGGTCGTTTCTCTTACCCTGTGATTTGAGTGCTTCATAGTGTTGGGCAAGGCAATAGGCACGTTCCGAATGGCTCATATCAGAAAAGGAACGCTGCCGCAGATTGGTTTCTGTGACAATCAGCACGGCTTCATCATGAGTCAGATTTTCCTTAATGATAACAGGACCTTTGGTAAGACCTGCTAGCTGACCGGCATTTCGGCGGTTATGACCGCTAAGTATCAGATACCGCCCATCCTCCGTATGCCAGAGGATAATGGGAAGCAGAATACCAAACTGGCGAACACTATCCACCATGTCGGCAAGCTGCTGTCCCTCATATAGCTTGAACCTGTGGTTCGGAAACGGCTCCATTAAAGAGAAGTCCATTTCCGTGATACCTCCCTGCACAGGAGCAGGGGCGGTGTCCTGTGCAGGCTCAAAATTGAGCATATCTGCAAAATCTTCAATAATAACTTTTGGCTTAGCCAACTCCGATCAGCTCCTTTCCGTCTGTTTCTTCACAGGAAAGAAGTTCATCTGCAAACTGACTGTAAGCAATCGCCGCCGGATTTTCTGGCAGGAACTCACAGATGGTTTGATGATACAGCACTGCTTCTGCGACCTTGATAGAACGAGGGATACGAGTGTTGAAAATCGGCACTTTTCCGGCAAAGCCCTGTTGAATCATTTTATTAACCTGTGCGGACAGAATGGTGTTAGGTGAATCCATGGTGATAAGGATACCATCAATACGCAGACGATGGTTGCTGTTTTTGCTGATAACCTGATAATGTTTCAACAACTCAGCCAACCCCTGTGTAGACAAAAGCTCCGCTTGTGTTGGCACAATAATGCTGTCGGCACACATCATCACGTTAATCATTGGCGTACCCATTTGGGGCATACAGTCAATGATGATGTACTTGTATCTGTCCTTGATGGTATCCACATACTGCGACAGCATACGCTCACGGAAATCCACGTTGCACAGATTTCGTTCCAGTGTAAAAAGCTGTGAATTTGAAGGGATAACATCCACACCGCAGTTGGTTTTTATAATATAACTATCGGGATCAGGCAAAGGCTCGTCCTCAATCAGCTTGCGAATAATGGTGTTGATGGTTACCTCTAGTTTGTTGGTGTTCTTCACACCAAAGATGATACTGGAATGCCCCTGACCGTCAAAGTCAATAAGAGCAGTTCGGTGTCCCCGCTGGGACAAGAGATAGGCAAGCGTGGTGGCCGTGGCCGTTTTTCCCACGCCGCCCTTCTCGTTCATGATTGCAATTACTTTTGCCATCGGCAAACTCCTTTCTTGGGTAAAAAATAATTTGGGTAGGGTAAAAAGGGTAATAAAAAAATAGACGTAATCGGTGAAAACCCTCTTGTTTACTGGGTTTCTCTGATTACTGTCTATTATAACTCAGTCATTGGTAAGGATACTTTCCACAGTTTTTGCATGCCATTTTTTCTGGCCTCCAGGTGTCTGGGCTCCAATTTCCATAAGCCTTAGAGAAATTTTATAGTAAGACATTCCTTCAAGAAAACATTTATAAATATATCTTACAATCTTAGCTTGTTCTTCGTTTACTACAAATCCTCCATTGGGACCTCTGTCATAACCAAGGAACCTTTTATACGCTACACTAGCTTTTCCATCTGCAAAACGTTTCCGTTGACCCCATGTGGTGTTCTCAGAAATGCTTCGACTTTCCTCTTGTGCCAAGGATGACATGATAGTAATAAGAAGTTCCCCTTTTGCATCAAGTGTCCATATATTTTCTTTCTCGAAATATATCTCTACACCCTTTTCTTTTAATTTTCTCACTGTCGTAAGACTATCTACCGTATTTCGTGCAAATCGGCTAACCGATTTCGTTATGATAAGATCAATCTTTCCTTCTAAAGCATCTTCCACCATTTGTTTAAACCCTTCACGACGGGCAGTGCTTGTAGCTGAAATTCCTTCATCACTATACATTCCTACAAAGACCCAATCATCTCGGCTTTGGATGTAGTTCGAATAATAATCCATCTGAGCCTCATAACTGGTTTGTTGCTCTTCAAGTTCTGTTGATACTCTAGCATATCCCGCCACTCTTCGTTTCCTTGCGTTACCAATCGGCTGAGCAGTAACTCTGCTTATGGTAGCTGGAATCGTGGTTACTCTCTTTGCCATTCTAGTTTCCTCCCATCTTTAAGATCAAATATAGCTTTATCATCAAACAGGATAACCTCATCTACCTCTTGGATGAACCTCACTTCGTAATTTGCCTTATCTCTAAGTAATACTACCGTAGCCTTTCTCAATTCATCCTCATTTAATGACTTCAAATCACAATAAGCCATTTTATGTTTTCTCTGGCCGTCACAAGTCCACCTCTCGTAATATTCTCGGAAAGTCGTTTTACTGTGAGCAATAGGATTTCTAATACATTTGGATCCGCATTTGCCACATTTAATCTTTCCTGTAAAACATGTTCTACCCCTTGGCATACAGGAGTAATCCCTTGACCAGTTTTTTATCTTTCCATTCTTAAAGTGAAATTCTATCCTATAATCGTAAACTAAGATCCTATCAATTTCCTTTTGAAATCGTTCTTCATCCAACTCCTTTTCTCCTAAAACATATGCTGAAGCTGTCCGTAGTAAATCCTCATCGACCGGATGTAAATCCTCATCGACCGGATGTAAATCGCAGCATTTGATTCCCTTGGTTTCACGAGCATTGCATACCCATCTCTTATAAGAATTTTTTTCTGTTGTTTTACTATGGGTGATATTCCTGCGGCTACATTTGTATCCGCATTTGCCACATTGGACTTTACCAGTAAAGCAAGTAATCTGCTTGTTTTTATTTGATGCGTTTTTGCCACGCTCCACACGAGCATTCTGCACTTCCTGGAACAACTCTTTACTAATAATCGGTTCATGTGCTTCTTCCACCCGATACTTTGGTAATTCTCCGTAATTCAAAGTTCTCTTTCGTATCTTGGGTGAATAACTTTTCTGTAACACTAGGTTTCCAATGTATATCTCATTTTGGAGTATGTCTTTAATGGATGCCCTTGTTAGTGAATTTCCATTTATTCCTACAACCCCTTTTTCATTAAGTAACTTAGGTAACTGAAGTGTTGAAATGCCAGTAAGGTATTGCTCAAAAATAAACCTAACTGCTTCAGCTTCATCGGGAACAATCCTGTATTTACTCCCATCCCATTCATAACCAAAAGCTCTGCTCGGTGAATGGAGTTCTCCTTTTTCAAAACCTTTTTTGATGGCCCATTTTATGTTTTCGGACATACTTCTGCTTTCTTCCTGTGCGAAGGATGCCAGAATGGTTAGCAATAGTTCTCCGTCCCCACTCATAGAGCTGATGTTTTCTCTTTCGAATCGCACTTCAACTCCAATATCTTTCAGATGTCGAACCGTCTCCAAGAGATCTACCGTGTTTCTAGCAAACCGGCTTATTGACTTTGTAAGTACAATATCAATCTTACCTGCATCGCAGTCTACAACAAGACGCTTGAAATCGTCACGTTTTTCTGTGTTGGTACCAGTAATTCCTTCATCAGCGTAAACACCAACATAAGTCCATTCCGGATTTTTTTGTATTAAAGTGCTATAGTAACTAATCTGTGCTGAAAGGGAATGTAGAAGCACTTCTGAATCTTTGGATACACGAGCATATGCTGCGACCTTTTTCTTTAGGTGCATTTTCGGTATAGCTGCTCCTATTTTGCTGATTTTTCGCATAGTATCGACTCCTTTCCAACACTATATATCACTCTATAAGCTTACTAATTCAAGCTAATGTCGGTGAATAATGTGCCGAAAATCGGTTGGTATTTCTCCAGCATAATTGTATCAAATTCATGATAGTCCTCTTCGGATATCACACCTTTTTCTAGCATTGATCTAGCAATACTCATTGTGGTCTGATACAACAATTCATTTCTAAATTGGTCTTCACTCATCCCGGCCACCTCCAAATCGGTCAGCCACATAGCATTCATGACAACAATACTTCCTACGGGAATTACCATAGACCATGAATTGCTTTTTACTGTGAGGACAGGTAAATTCATACAAAGCTTTCCGCTTTACCATATCAAGATTGTTGTTCCACCACTCCATTCTGCACTTATCAGAGCAAAACTTCTTCTCTTTTCTACCTGGGTTTTGTTCTACAGAAACACCACAGCACTTGCAGTAATACACGCCATTAGCTACTCGCACTTGCATTTTTGCTATATCTACTTTTGCCTTATTCGTCAGATTGTTTCTTCTACAAAAAGACTTTACAGTATTCTCTGAAACACCAAGTGCTTGAGCAATTCTAATATATCCGTACCCTTCAGCACGTAGTTTTGCAATTTGTAGCTTCTGTTCCTTCGTCATTGAAATTACACCTCCAATCGTTGAGGAATTATCCCTCTAACTTCCTAAGGACAGAAATCATCAATTTGAACGGATATTTTTACAAAAAAAATAACCACCAAGTGAAATTAATCACCTAGTGGCTTTAGGAGTATAGTTATTCTGTTTTGGAATGAGAAAACTTACTGTTAAATATGCAAAGAGAAAATATGATAATCTTTGTGCTCGCATCTCCAATATAGCTATTCAAATAGAACTTTTTCAATTTTGTATTGTGAATTAATAATCAACCATAATTGTGGATTATAAATCGTAATATTCCAGATGCCTGTTCCTAGTAAACTATATTTAGATACCAACTCTAATAAAGCATTTATACTTCTTGCATCGATAAACCACACAATATGTTCTATTTTATTTCCATAATTATTATTAACGCTATATCTAAAAAACGGTGTTTGAGATTTTTCGTCAAATTGTATGACTACGCCTACAGTGCGTGCTAAATCGATAGCTCTTTCGAGGGTCAGACAATTAACACTGGAAATACCTGCTGAATAGGGAAGTTCCCAATCGTAACCGATGGTCGCTAATCCTGCAATAATTTTATCAGGTAAAATAAATTCCAATTGGTATTCTAAATACACATTCATGTTGTAGATAGAACTGATAGGCGAAGGGGGATTAGTATTCTTTGCCCATTCGTAGTTCATAAAAATGATGTTATGAGCTATATGGTCTAATACAGTATAATCCGCCGTTTCATATCTTATATCATTACCAATAGCAGTTATATTAGGACTGACTATTGCAAAAACAAGATATCCCTCTTCTTTTAATCGATTTGCTATTTTAATAAAATAATTTTCATATACTTGTAAAGATGAAACACTTATATATTCAAAAGAGATATTTATTCCATAATAACCTTTCGTTCTTAGGATTGATAGGATATTTTCAATTTGCTTATTTTGAAAATCTTCGTTCAATAATAGGTCATATGCAGTTCTTATATTAGCTTCACCTTGAATAGTTAATGTAGTTAATAACATAAGCGGCATAACACCGTAATCCTTAGCTATTTGTATAATTTCTGTTTCATCGTAATAAGAGATTATGTCACCTTCAATTGTTGCTGTATAGTTCAATACTGAAAGATAAGTCAGGTATGGCAATGTCTTTCTTAGGGTGACTTTATCTATATAGGGAACCGTATTACCATGTGTTGTAATATTTCCTTTCTTATTATAATTTATTACAATTTCATCTCCTGGGTAGATATACTCTCTTTCTGCAAGATATGGATTATTCTGCAATAATTGCATTACAGTAACATTATGAAATTTAGCGATATCCATTAACAAATCACCATCTTTAACCGTATAAGTAAGTTCTGGGGATACAATAACAAGAGACTGCCCAATAACTAAGTCATTTTCATTTTCTAATCCATTATCTTGAATTAAGATTGTCTCTGAGACTCCATAAAAATCAGCAATTGATTGTATGGTCTCATCTTGCTGTACTACATGTATTATCATAAATAATCTCAGAATTCTTGATTTATTATTACTAATATATTCCTGATATTTTTAATAATTCCAATCTTATTCAGTTTGCTTGAGATGCGACTTAAATTTAACATTAATTGTAGCCTCTGATTTGAATTAAACAATGAATTTATCATCCTGCACCTCCACGCGGAAAATAACTTAACTCGAACGCCCAATACAAAGCATAAAAAATAACCCAAGGAGATTCACACTCCTCGGGCTTTGTTTTATCTTATTAATCATACCTTATAACTGCATCTTTAAATCCCAGCTTTTTTACTTTATCAAGTTGCGCATCAGCGTTTGCTTTTATAGAATAAGCACCAACCTGCACTCTATAATATTTCTTATCTTCCTTCTCTTCTTCTGCCTGAAGTCTTTCTTTTACTGCATTTCTAAATGAGTCCATGGTCTCACCATGCCTTGGAAACCAGTGCATTACATCCGCATGATTACTGGCTATTCCAAGTTTATATCCTTCGCTGTGACAGATAATATTGTTCTCATTCAGACCATATAGCTTACAAAGATACACGCAAAGTTCTATTGCCTCGTTAAATACCTTACGGAAGTATGATCTATCGGTTAAGTTATCCTCACAAATCTCAAAACTGATATGAGTGTCATTGCCAGACCCTTTCCATCCGCTACTACAATGCCACCCACGATGGTTCCAAGGTAACGTTTGATAGGTAGCTATAGAACCATCCGCCAGCTTACCAATAAAGGCATGGACACAAACTTGCTTTCCACCTGGTTTATCCTGATTCCAGTGGTTATTGTATTGGTTCTTGCCAAGGAGTCCATCATCAGGACCAACATAACGTTTCAGCCATGGGTTACTTGCTCCAGTGGAGTGAACCATAATCCCTTTTGGTGTTATGGTTTTGCCCGCTTTATAGCAGGCATTTTTCGTAAGTATCAATTTATGCAAATTCAATTTTATCGCCTCATTTTTTTAATTGGCTGGTAAAGTTACTGGGTACAGATGATAAGTAAATTTCAAATCACAATAAGCATTAGCCGAAGTACCATCACTTCCCATACTGATATACAGCCCATAACCTGCAGGCACTCGGCCTTGACGCATTTGAATATCCGTATGCAACCCTGCATTTGAACTTTCAGCGCCGATTGGTGTGCTGCGTGAGATTCTGGTAAAGTTAACTTCATCGTTTGAGATATATAAGTCTAGTTCCTTTTCACTTGTATCCGATTGACGGCAAAGGGTAACCAAATGACAATCATAAGCCGTCGGATAAAGCAATCCGTCCTGTCCACCTATAACCACACTACCAATGGGCAATAATGTGTGCAATGGTCCTCGAATACTATTAGCACCGCCTGATCCGGTAGCATTGCCACTAAGTACATATCTTAAATAGCTTGCTCTGGTGAACGCATTGATCGTAGCCGTTGCAGTAGAGGTAAGCGTCAATGGTGACGTCGAATTTTCCGCTCTTTCCAATAAGAATAGACTCTCACCAGAAGGAATGGTAACATCACCAATGGAGAAAATCCGACTCGTCCAATAGGCTGTGCAAGCTGGATTTGGTGATGTTCCTGACCCATAGGTAATGTTAGCTACATCTTGGATGCCCCTTATAGCTTCAGCAAGTTTCTTGACAGTATTGCGGAGGGTACCTTGGATTAACACCTGCACATTGTTTGCAGCAGGGCTTCCTAAAGTCGTAACAAGAGTATATGTTACCGTGCCGATTACTACGTTATTTCCGCTATTTATGCTCGTAAAAGTGATGGCCCCTCTTCGGCTAACCATATCCGGTGCAGTAGCAGTTTCTATCGGATGCAAATGGTTGAGAATAATCCCTGTTCGCGTGTATAATGTGTCACGCATATCCTCGATTAGACCATGAGTACTGTTGAGCAAATTATAGTTATCATTTAACAGACCATGTGTGGTATTTAATAATGTATAATTATCCTCTAGCAGATTGTGAGTAGTAGTTAGAAGTTCATAGTTATCATCAACTAGATCATACGCAGTGGTAAGCAGACCATAGGTATCATTTAATCGTTCATGTGTGGTGTTTAATAAATCATAGTTGTTATTTAGCAGACCATAGATGAGATTAAGTAGACTATTTATTTCATCAACATCTAGTGCGGATAGTGCCGATAGGACTTGATTTAGCCATTCTTGTGCAGGAGGTTCCGGTGGCTCGGCAATCCCGTCTACAAGAGCATCCTCGACTACGGTTAAAACTCGAACGCTTTTTCCTACCACATCACCGTCCGTAACTCTTATTTCTAGCCTTCCTACTCCTACCTGTACTGTATCTGTTGCACTTGGGGACCAGGTAAGAGCTCCATCCATGTAGTTCGTTACAACAGGATAGGCAGCCCCATCAGGCCTTCTATAAATTGCATTTAAGGATGCTCCAGAGTATTTATCTTCCAATAGGTTAGATACATCAAATTCAATATTTCTATAGTGATGCTCACCGCGCCGACCAATGAACACTGTTGCTACTTTCGTTAAATCAATCATTATTTTTCCTCCTGCGAACCGTCCTCTTCTCGCTTATGCAGTTGTTTTAGTACATCCTTAAGTTTTTCCGGGATAGGCAATCCGATGTGAGCTGCATTTTCGAGGATAGAAATTCCTTCATTACTTAAATAAAAGAAAATCACTGCTGTACGCAGAACATTTGTATCTGTATTACCTACAACTCCTAAAACATTTGTATCTATCACATGCGACACACCTACCAATACAAAAATAAGCACCTTTTTAAAGATGCCTTTGGCTCCAATCTTACTGCACAAGTTCTTATCAATGATTGCACATAACACACCCGTTATATAATCAATTACAACAAAGGTAATGAGCGCATAGAGAAAACCATCAAAACCACCGAGAAACCAACCAACAAACCCTCCTGCGACTATCAATGCGGCCTGTATCTTGTTCCATATCTCTTTCATTCTCAAACCCTCCAATCATATTTTTGCATAGAAAAAGCGCCCTGGTAAAAAGAGCGCTATAACATTATAGTATCTGTATCAATTCCTGTAGTTGTATCATTACATTAGCCTTTGGTCTACCTACTCCAAAAGGTATCCATTCCACTGGTGGTATGTCAAACGTGGATGTACCATCAAATTCATTAATCCTAGTAATAATCGGTTCAAGAGCTGCGCGAAGCTCTTCTATGTGTTGTGGCCACCTTTCTATTGTGGTTTTTGAAGAAATGATTTCTTCTCCCCATACAATCGGAGGCATACAGTGGAATTCACGAATGGTATTAACAGTAGTGCGAAGAGTATTAATATGCGTTGCCTTAACCGTAGTTACATTTGCCATAATTAACTCAAAAGGTGATGACTGAACATTGAATGTTTTTACTATCTCTGTACTTGATGTCATTAAGTCACTATCCAAGCACCGAATGGTCACTGTATGAATTCCGGTTGATAACGTCGGTGCTTTAAATACCGTTTTTGTGTTATCTCCAAGATAGCCATTAGTAGAGAACATCTCAGGATTATTAACACTGCTATACCACGCACCCGAGTTAAGTCTTACTTCAACAATCTGCGTCTGACCATCCGGCTCTATACCCGTTGTGATCATAAATCGTGGTGTTCTATTGAATGTTGTTCTGCCAGATATTGGGCATTCGATTTTAGGTGCTGTGGGAGGACTGTTTTTCCTGACTGTATTACTATTCACATATGCGGACACTGCATCTAGTGTATCTGTAACGCTGATACGATATCTTGTTGATGTCCCAGGAATATTTGATGCATCCGCTATATAAGTGCCAGATGTATCACTAGATACAATCGTTGCCAATGTTTCGTATGATGACCATGGTGGATTACCCATATATGACGTACTACGTTGAATAACATAATGTTTGATTGGACTGGTTCCAGGTAGCGTTCCACTCCAAGTTATTGCTACAGTTGGAGTTTCATATAAAGGCGGTGAAACCGTCAAAATCGAAGGTGGTGTTGGTAGAATATTTTTGCGAACACTATTTGCTGAGGTCTTCCAATTAGAATAATAACTACTACCTGCTGTTCCCAGTGTACGAATTCTGAACCTTCGATAATACCCACGTGTTGATGAAGGTGATGCGCTCGTTGAGCCACTGGTTCCAGAAGTCATAACCGTTTTAAGTAGACTCCATATACCCCAGTTGCTATCATCACTAGAGTCGCTGTATTCTATTTCATAACCTATAATTGCATTGCCAGCTCCCGCAGTCGCTCCATTCCAAGAAAGAGTAAGACTTCCTTCCGCTACTGTGGTACTTAAAGAGAATACAGTCGGTTCACCACAAGCTGTAATATTGCAAAAAATACTATTGCTAATTTTCTCTGTTGAAATAGCCCCGAGAACATCAACGGTTCTAATGCGAAACTGCGTATAGGTTCCTGAAACATTAGTTACTACGGGATTATAACTACCACTACTGGCATTAAGATTAAGTGTTATGAGTTCATCCCATTCACTCCATGTATTGTTATCAGTGGATGTTCGGCTTGAAATCTGATAGCCTTTAATTGCACTTGTTCCTCCTGCTGCTCCAGACCAAGTTAGTGTTATAGTCTCATTGCTGTGAATTTCCGGTGAGGCTATTGCTGTTGTAGGAGCAGATGGCAGCGTATTCTTCCTAACAGTATTTGACGAGACCTTCCACCCCGAGTAATAGGAACTACCTGCAGTACCACGTGTACGGATACGAAATCTTCGAAAGTTACCTCTGGTAGTTGGAGGAGAGACTGACAAACTTCCACTGGTAGCAGTAGAATTTATAACAGTAAGCGCCGTCCAACTCCCCCATGTAGAATTATTCGTAGAATCACTGTATTGAATTTCATAGGCTGATATGTCATTATTTGCTCCGGACTTTGCACCGCTCCAGGATAGGGTTACATTACCCTCGGCAAGTGTACTACTAAGTGAACATGACGTTGGTGCACTAGCTGCAGTCGTACGGCTTTCCCAGTTAACTGTTAGTACAATCTTTGTAAGGTCGTTTCTCCCCATAAAAGACATGTAATGAGTTGTGCTAGACCCTGCATCAATAAAAAGGCAATTACTAGCTCCACTTCCTATGGAATCAATTAACGACGTTGAAATATTTATAATTTTATCACCCTGCCCTGCAGAGATATCATAATTGTAGGCAGAACTTACTTTGGTTGGACGGGGAGCATTTATATTCGTTGAAGAGCTCAAAGACGGGATACCAGTTTGGTTTCCAGCATAAAGCGTCATCGTGCGCTCGCTACCCCAGGCACCAGCTCCTGTTCGTGTAAGTGCAAGGGACACACTTGTCGGGTAATAGTCCTGGTATTGATTTCGTATAGATGTCAGATTAAATATCATAACACCGACGCATTGACCTAAATCTTCAAATACCCCTTGCCTTATATCTTGCGTAGTGCCTGGAATATATCTCCCATCACGCCAAGTACATGCATTTGTAGCTTGGTAATTTGCCATGCTTACTCACCTCACTCATACACTGCTGTAACTAGTGAATTCACTGTTCCGCATAAAGTAGAATTCAATCTCGTATCCGTGATATTTCCTATAGTTATAGACGTAGCTGCCTGCGGAACCAATACCTCTGCAAGGCACAATTCATAGACATCCGTGTTACGTGTTAGAGCAGGAGCACTTGGTGAGGCGGTTGCTGTCCCAGTCAGAACTGCTACAACGATATTCCTTTCAAGAAAGCTCCATCGCATAACAATTCGATCAATCCTTGGGAAGGAACCATTTGCAGTTTCTAGTGTCTTGCTAAGCACTGCTGTATTCTCATAATGATATCCGTTAATCCAACCACTTCCAACTGCTATATTTACTGCCATTCCAGAACCTGGAGTCACTTGCAGATTTGTAGTATCCTTATAAAATATGCCATTCGAAACTAAGCTGCCAAAATAGGTAGCAAAATCAGTGGCATCGTAAATCCGGTCACCGTTCGAAGAGTTGAAAAATCCACTCTTTTCCATAACAAAACCCTCCTTCATTAATATATGTTAGCTCGGATCAGCTAAAAAACATACGTTAAACGGAAGCCACTCATTACCTGTGATGTTCGAAGCATACTCGTTAGTACCATAACGTGCTGCAGTACATTGTCCGTTTTCACCTACTACAAACAGCCACTTATTCGTACTTGAGCCTTGACATAAGGTACGAAAATCATAATTTGGCCTGAACCCTACTGGCAATGTGAACATACTCGTCGCTGAAGCCGAGTTTATGGTAGCACCAGTAGGCGGAGAACATGCACCAAATAAATGCACCACCCGTCCAACTCTTCGGTATCTAGGCCGCTGTGCTGTTCCTCCTGTATAAGCTGTAAAACCATTCTGAAATTCTGCATCCTGTACAAACTGCCACCCAGTATCTCCACCATAAATAATACCTGTGGTAGCGTCTCCATTAACACAAACGGGACCTCCCTCTAGATTTAAATACATAGGCGATGACAATCCGTTATTTCGTGTCATAATCTCATTACCGTCAAAGACCATATTTACTCCACCAGATACACCTATCTGTAATGGATTATCGGACGACGTAAGACTTATATCTCGATTCGGTAACTGTATCGAATTAAACTCACCTTTCTCGCTATAAGTAGATGTTCTTACAACTCCATTATCAATAGCTGTTACCGTAAAATTCTCGCTCCCATAGGTGAATGTACTTGATACAATAGGCAGGTTAGCCACAAGAAGTAGGTCTCCATTTCTGGGGTCAGCTAAAAGATTTCCTGATTCAGTGAGTGCATATAATCCATTTACATATGCAGTACCATAGTCTGATAACCAAACATATATATCCCATATCGTTTTTGTAATGCTGGTGGACTTAACTACTTTGATATCAGTCGGTAAAAATGGACTTTTATCTCTTGTATAAGCTTGCACAAAGGATTGAATGGATATGGTCGAGAAAGATGATGTAGAATAAACATATCCTTCAATGGTACCCATTTTGGGAGTTGTTCCAGTACCAATATAATCGAACTTAAAGGCAATACGATTAAATGAACCATTAATGACAACCCTTGCAACATGGTAATATTTTGCCAGTGTTGGGTCATTGCCTCCTGCTGTTGATGTATTTGCAGCAAGTCTAGCAGAACTAATCATGACACCACCTGAGAATTTTTGAAGATCCGTCCACTCATTTGATTCACCGAGCATTTCAGTAAGGCCTGTCGGAGCTCCAAGAGATGTTCGTACTTGGCTAAATTCAGATTTAAGTTTTTGTGCAATTGTAAGCTCAGCCTTTCCAAAGGTTACATTAATTCTCTGTCCTTCCGCATCATAGCTTTCTTCCACTTCTTCGATACGAGCTGTCATGGTAACACCCCACTTTTTTGATATAACCTGTACAATCTGACCGAGGTCATAATCTGTCTTATAGGTTAAGTTACTGTGGTTATTGACAATTACATCAAAGGAATGAGACATGGAAAGCTCAGAGAGCCTTGTCAGCCCACGAAAGGTTAACGCTTCATCATAGTCTGTTGGAAAATCCGTAACACGGAGATCTTTTGCATCTACAAATACTTCTCTGCGTTCCTCTCCCGTGCCATTTGAGATATACTCAAAAATACGACCATTCTCACCTTCTCCCTCTCCTCCAATCTTAGCTGTATTGGCATAAGATGTTGTGTTTTTTGTTAATGTTTGATCCAGTAAGTTATCATACTCCTTTGAAAACACAGCCTGAGATGATGTTCCCATATACAAGGTGACCGTTAAGTGACCAGACTCCGGTGAAAAGATAGTTTTGATTCCAACGGATGCTGCTGTGCATAGTTCCTGTATTTTATCTAAAAGGTTGGTATACGACACTTGCTGTTTCCCCGGGATATCTAGATTAGGTGATGAAAAACTAATATCTGTTATTTGCCTATCGGGATCAGATGGCGATATGACATTGTTGTTTATTAATTGTCCTATACAAGCTGATAAGTCTCCATTCAGCCTCTCTGTATTCCAGATAATTCTCCGCCCTAATAGCACTGTTGCAAACCTTCCACTGACAGTTATAATTTCACTATCTGTTTGAGATAGCTGTTGAAACTCAATTAACCCAATTTCATCATCGTCGTTCTTCCAGATATAATTTCCCACCTGAAGTAATGCTGCATTTTCAGTTGATGCATTGGCCTTTAATTCAAATGACCCGCACTGGGAGTAACGTCTAGTCCATCGTAGGTATTCAAATGATTCTACAATTCCGATTAAGGCTCGATGTTGATTAAATACATATAGCTCCATATACTACACCCCCAAAAACTGTGGTCGGAAGTTTATAATAACATCCAATAATTCCAAATTCGCTGATGCATCATAGCGAAGATTATTCATGCCGGGTCCTAATTGAAAGAAATTAGAGGATGTATCTAATAAATAAAAGGCGTTGCTTTCTGTACCATTTATGAAGCTTATTACTCTTTTTTCAGCAAAGTGAGTGTATATATGATATTCATCCCCATTATTCATTGTTGTAAGAATTCTTATATACTCACCAGTATCCATAAGTAGAAGCTCTGGATTAGTAACTGGCCCTAATGCTCTAAATATAACTTCACAACCACAAGGTACATCTCCGAAATTATCCACTGCAATTATCTGACTTGGCTGTCTCATCCCAAACTCGATGCCTTCCTCCGGTATCTCTAATTCAAACTCTAGCAAAGGCTCCCAAGAAGCAAGGTCATGCCATACATCATCCAAGGTTTCAAAGAAAGGGTTTGGACATAGAAGGCTTATAAAGAACTTTGGTATCCTCTCTCTTGAGGAGACTGATAATACTGCCTCCTCAACAACGCAGGAAATCTGTCTCTCACGGAATCTAATAACCCCCGACTTCTTAGGGCTGAATAATCTTAGGAAGCTTTTACGCAGCTCATATGCTTCATCTGGTGTATTTGCTATAATCGTACCCTCTAATATAATGTTTCGCATATCCATCGTAGATGACACATAAAAAGCACCGTCCTGTTCCGGTGCCTTGAAAGTATTAACGGTCTGGCGAATGTTTCCTGTACCGTCTATCTTGGTAATGAAAAATGGGCGGCTTTGATTTAGCGTGATGCTTTCACCACTCGAGTTGATATAGGTAACTTCCATAGCCATCCTCTCCTTATAATTCTAGTAACAATTTACGTGATAGGTTTTTAAATTCCCTGGACAATTCCTTTTCAGACAAAGCCTTAGGTGTAACAACCGATATGTTTTGTGTGATGCCTGCACCAGCGGTATTTACACCACCCTGCCCTATATTTCTATAATTCATATCAAAGCCTGTTGGTATCACGTTTTGCATATCTCTTGATACTGTTGCCATTGCATCTTCAAATCCGACACCAATACCTTCACCCATATTGCGCCCAAGTCCTGCAAATAACTCTGATGGAGAGGAAATGCCAAAGAAGTTTTTAATTTTTGAAACTACGTTTCCAAAAAATCCAGATATCTTATCCCATAGCCACGCTCCCGCATCTGATATCCCCTGCCATAGTCCTTTAATTAGATCACCACCCATATCGGACATATCACTTATATAATCAGAGAATGCATTAATAAGTCCTTTGATGATCTGCGGTACTGCTTTTACTACTTCCACAATAATCTGTGGAAGATTTTCAATCAGAGCTATAAACAACTGAACGCCTGCAAGAATGATCTGGTCGATGTTATCAACAATTGCACCTACTAATGAGGTTACAATCTTTGGAATCGCAGCTACAACTGTCGTAATAATCTGTGGTAATGCTTGAATTAACGATATTAAAAGACGGATGCCCGCATCGATAATCATTGGAATGGAATCAATAACTGCATTAATAATATTATCGATGATTTCTGGAATTGCTTTTAATATTGCATCAATGATCGTAGGGAGTGCTGTTACTAATGAAGTCAATAACTGAATACCGGCATCAATAATCTGGGGAATAGCTTCGATTAAAAAATCCACTACTGCTGAGATAATGGTTGGTAAAGCTAAAATAAGCTGTGGTATAGCTTCCACTAAGCCTTGTGCTAACCCTAATATTAGTTGCAAAGCCGCATCTAGGATCAGAGGTAAGTTATCAATCAGTCCTTGAACAATCTGTATAACAGCAGAAACTGCTGCGGGTATAAGTTGGGGTAAGGCGATGCTAATACCCTCCACAAGCGCAGTTACCAGCTGTATTGCTGCACTTATGAGTAAGGGAAGATTTTCAATTAACGCTCCTACAATCGTCATAAGAGCAGTAACCGCTGCCGGAATTAGTTCAGGTAAGAGGTTCAAAATTGTTTCTAATACCTGCGTGAATATACTTGTGACAGTTTCAAGAAGCATAGGAAGTAAATCTGCAACCGCTTCTAGAATCGCACCTGTTGCTGTCGGTAATGCGATTACGATATTTTCTAAAACTGGCACGATGTTAGCGACAACAGCTTGGAACGCATCAACGAGATTTTCAGTCAGATTTGTCATGTCCGCATTTGCATTGCCAAGTCCAGCAGTAAATGATCCAAGTGAAGCTTGTAACAATCCAATAGAACCTGTTATTGTCTCCGTTGACTCTCTCGCAAAGTTACCAGCATACTGCTCTGTGTTTTCAAAGAACATCTGCATTGCAACTTCAGTTATTTCTGCTTGTGTAGCACTTCTCCAAGTAAAGTCTAATCCCTTTGCAAGAGCATAGGCTTCAATGTTTGTAGCGTTCATCGCAACACCCAAGTTATCCATCATGGTAAAGTTGCCTTTTGCCGCACCAGTGACTGCTTCCATCGCAGAGGACATATCGATACCCATAACGGACGCCATATCAGCAGCACGTTGCATTGCTTTTTCAGTTAACTCAAGGCTTTTTTGTTGTTCGATACCAGAACCTTGGAACAATGCGCCCATTTTGTTGGCAGTTGCAAGATAATCGCTTTGGGAAACACCAAGGTTTTTATAGGCTTCCTCGCCTGTTTTCTGAATCGATAAAGCATATTTGCCGAAGACTGCCTCTGAACCACCCAAATTCTGTTCCAACTCTCCGAACTGTGTAACTACCTCTTTGCCTAACTTAATTGCAGCAGCTCCGGCAGCAACTGCTACTGTACCCATTGCTACACCGATACCACTCAATATGCCACCGAGCTTATCAAACTTGCTACCAGCATCTTCTGCACTTTTGCCCGAGTCTTCAAGTTCATCTCCAAGATTATCTGCTTCAACTGTAGACTGCTCTAATTCACGCTCCATGCCATTTAGTTCTGCTTGAGCCTTGTTTAGTTGTATCTGCCAGTTTTGGGTACGACGATCATTTTCACCAAACGAGGTGGTGGCATTATCAAGGGCAGCCTTAAGTGTAGATATTTTATCTTTCTGTGCATCAATTTCTTTATTCAGAACGGCATTCCGAGCGGTGACAGACTTTATGGTTTTATCGTTTTTATCAAACTGACTGGTTACTAAAGACATTTCACTTCCTAGAACTTTAAAGGATTGATTGATTTCAGAAAGTGCCCTCTTAAATTCACGCTCTCCCTCAACGCCTATCTTTAATCCAAAATTATCTGCCATGCCATCACCTCCTCCTTATATACCCGGTGGAATAATATCATCAATCGTTCGAGTTCTTCTTGGTTTCTCAATTCCGTGCCATTGCTTATGGCAGGTCCATAAATCAAAAAACAGTCCAATTGGCATGAGCCAAAACTCCTCTGAATCCATGCCCATCTGAACTGTTCCATAGTAAAAAAGCCGGGTAAAGACTTCAGTGTCTGTTACCCGACTTCTACGTTTTTTGGTGTTTCATCTTCGCTTTCTACATTTCGCTTCGTACCTTTAAACATAGCTTCTGTGATTGCATTTTTATATTCTGCTAGATCAAATGGTGTGGTTAGGAGTTCTACCTCTTCCTCGGTTAGTAATTCTTCTGGTGAATTTTTTTTTCTAAGATTCCGGATTAATATAGACTGGTTTGCAAGTATTGTAATTAACCATATAATCTCATCCAGTGCCATCTCGAAGTTTTCAGACTTCATTAGCTTTTCACCTAGGTTTTCAAGTCCACCGTATCGACCAGCAATCGCCTTTGTAGCACGTGTAGTTAATATCAGCTCATACTCTTTTCCACCAATATTGATTGCCGCACTTCTCTCATTCTCCATCATTTTCCCTCCTACGGTTCAGGTGTATATACTGGTTCATAAACTTCCGTAAACCAACCTGTTATAATAGCAGAAGAAACACCTGCATCACCTTCTGTGACCTCTGCTTTCCATGGATGTTTTCCCATACCGTCCAGCTTGTTTCTTCGCATTACCGTCCCCTCAATCGTGGGTGTAGAGAAGGTGATGGTATCTGCCTTTGTCTGTAAGTTGGTTGCTGGTAATCCAAACATCACTTTGTATAGCCAAAAATATCGGTATGTGCCATTAGCCTTTTGAGCACGAAATCCTACCGCGACAGGGGTTCCCACGTTCTCACTTGCTGAGATTAATACTCCGTTGTCGTCTGTAGTCGCACCAGTTAAATCTGCTGCCACTGTAGGGCCAATGTCATCCACACCAAGAGTGAGTGTGCCACTGTTAAAGTCCTTCACGACCTCGGCCGCGCCATCATCCGCATATAAAATTGCTTCTACCAACTCCACCGAGAGTTCTGCAGTAATGGCTTTTGCAAGAACTGAAGGTACAGCATAGGTTTCTTCACCATTTGTATCTTCCGTTATTTTTGAATAGTACAATCTATCAAGACCGATTGTTGCCATAAGTTACTCCTCCAATCTATAGTTTTTTGCCACATCGATGGCATAATGGTGATATCCGGTATCGTCCTCGTGGCCAATATACCGACGCTCAGTCACCGTGAAGTCTGCATCTAGTAAAGCTTGTATGAGCTGCCTTTTCCGTTCTAAGTAATTAATTTTTGAGAACAGAGATATCCTAGCTTCCTGCACATCAAATCCCGGGCGATTATCCGCATGGACTTCGAAGATGTCTGAAAGAGGAACTATCACAGCATACTCATCCGGTGCTAAACCTGAAAAGACCCCGGTTTCCACGGGGAGCGATATAGCGGTTATGAGGGTATTCAGTTCTTCTAAAATATTCATATCTTACTAATCTCCTCCTCTAGCTTGGCTATCATAGCATTCATACAAGCCTTTCTAGATGTAGTTCTCGCTGGTTTAAGGAAGGGTTTTGCAGGTTGACCATGCTTTCCGTATTCAATAATACTAGCAATTTTAGCATTGCTTTCTCCATCTGAACGTGGTTCTGCAAAACCAACTTTCACATTGAAGTTGCCGCCTCTATCCTGCTTTGCACTAGAAAGACCCAATGATGATAGCAGCTCACCACTGCTTCTTGATGGATACTTCGTATCCCTGCCGATTGCTTTACTAAGATTACCTTTGACTTTATCCAGAACCACTTCACCACCAACTTCTAAAACCTTTGGCAGAATTACATCAGTCTGGTCAGATAACCTGGATACCTTTAAAAGAAATTCCTCTGGCATCTTGATATTTACTCTTGCTATATCCATCACCTCACAGTTGATTCTATCTTTTCAGCTAAAACCTCAATATACATCCCACGGCTTCTTACATCCTCTACACTTAAAATTTGATATCTACCGTCATCACAGACTATGACCATTTCTGTTGTAACCTTAAGACCAGGAATTTTCCTAAATCGAAATAGGCAAGAGGCAGTAGAAAATGAAGCCATATTTGTCCACCGCTCACTGCCGTGACGATCTTCCTTATAAGCACGTACACTAGCGAGTATGTCATCTCCCTTTATAGAAAAGCCTTCCTTATCTTTAATTGGCACGGTGCTGATAATATCAATAAAGGTATTCATCTTTCCAAAGCTCATGCTATACACCCCACTCTCGGTCAAGGCGTAAAAGTAAGTTCACTGTGTTCCATACTTGTTGACCCGCCTGTACACTATCAGCGAAGAAACCAGCCGTCGAACCATCCCTACTTTCATAGAAATGGCTCGACAGCATTATAACTGCTTGTTCTGTTGTAGGTGGCATGGTATTGGTTTCATAATAGCTTTCAGAGACGTGCTGATAACTCTGGGCATACGACAATGCTGCAGTGATTAAACTAATAAGGAGATCATCATCTTGGTCATGCGCTAGGATTAAGTTCGCCTTAACTTTAGGTAAGAGATTTGTAGTGATTTTTCAAACTTCTTTCCACCAGCTCTCACATCATCCTTTGATACTCCACTTGTTAGAAGAATATCTAAGGTTCTCTGCACTTCATCCAAAGCATCTGCAAGCTGTAAATCCAAGAATTCCTCCATTGCACCTACCGCTTGCTGTTTTGACTCCACCCAATACTCACCATTGAAACGAAGGTAGTCAGTCGCATCTGTGTAGCAAAGTTCATCTCCATATTCACGGGTTAGGACCTTTGCCTGACCGATGTCTGAGAAGTCGGAAGGTTTCAACGATTCACAGTTAAAATCATTATTAAACTCTTCCGGGTCAACATATCCCTCCTGGTTCTGCACCTTTCTGGCAAACTTTATAGCGCTATTCCATATCGTTGTAAGTTCCTCATCCTCCAACGGTGGATCACATTTCTTTGACTCATCAAGAAATATTTGATGTGCTTTATCCGTAGCGCCATAGCGTTTTACTACTCTTCCTGCAAAGCGGGATATGGTACTGTTTCTCTTTCCTTCTGGAATTGTAAATCTTGCTACTTCGGTACCTTCATCATTTTGAAACACAGGTAATTCTTCATCAATGGTCAACCAACCTTCGTGCCATATCACCTCATCACAATTAGCACCATAGATGAAGCGTCCTGCATCCAAAGCATTATTATCAAAGAATGGATAGGCTTTTTGCATCGCTATTTTAAATTCTGCATACTCATCTGCATCGTCACATGGATGGATAAGGAAGTACACATGAAATCTTGGCCTTGCTGATTTATTAGCCTTCTGTTTCATATGATTACGACTTGGGGCAATCGCATAAGAAACATCCGGGAATAGTTCATCCAACTTTTCAAAAGTAATCCATTCATTGCTATTCTCAGAATGGTCATTGTCACAATCCATGACCAATACTACCGATTCAATAAAATTCTCTGCACTACGGTAGTTGTTCTTATATTCCGCACAAACGTGATCGCTTCTGACAACCTCTTTTAGTTTCTCAGCACTCGTAACCTCAATGCGATTTGGGTAGTAACAGTTTTTTACATCGCTTACACAGTTTGCTGTATAAAGTACTAGATTCATCTGGTCACCTCCTTAAAGTCCTCCGTAAAATAACGAATTCTCATGCGTTTTCGTTTGGCTCTTAGAATTTCAGCTGCCATACCTTCCGATATCCTTCCTCCAAACACCCACAACTCTGCACATCTTCCCAGCAGTACCATGTTCATGAACATTGCCAATTCCCTCTCGGTGGCTTCATCCATAAATTGCGGAAACAACAGATGTGGGGCAATTGGTATTACTCCCATGTTTACTGCAAATCTGCTATACTCTCTGGCCTTCATTGTATTCCATTTCTCATTTCCAGCGTAAGGAGAGCAGATATAAACAAGTGGTCTGTAATTACTCTTTCTTTCTTCACGCTCTATGCCATTGATCGCTTCAAAGGGTACAGGGTCTTTGTAGCCTTCTGAGTTATATAAGCCAATTCCCAAGGTCTCACCTCCTTCAAAAATATTCGAGGACAAAATATCCCCCTAACTTCCTAAGGACAGAACCCTTGCTTTTGGACGGATAATTTAAAAACTTTTTTATTAAATCCGTCCAATCTTACCTTATCTGTCCTTAGGAAGTTAGAGGGACCTGAGTCAGAAAAGATTTTCAAAAAGTTCTAAGAAAATCCGTCCAAAGCTCAGACTTTTGTCCTTAGGAAATTGAGAGGTAATAAACCCTCGGAAAGGCGGTGCTAATTATGCAGTCTGAATCAACTGCAGGTGCAGATAGCAAGCAGGACATCGGTTTAGATGAAGAACTTGCTGATGTACTAATCGCAATTAGTGTTATTTCAAAGCGACTTGCAAGGAAATTAACCGAGCAAGAACAATCAAATAAGGAAGGAGAAAACAAGCATGAGTAAGATGAGCGAATTATCCGCGGAACTTGATGAGTTAAGAAGATGTGGTGAAATCTTAATTGGAATTTCAGATACTCTAAGAGAACTTTTTTCTACGTATGTAGAAGAAAAAGCTACATGTAAGCCTAAGAATCAGAAGGCTACGACAAAAGTACCACCAGAACCTGCAATGAAATCAATCTCTCTTACCGATGTCCGAGCAATCCTAGCGGAGAAGTCCCGCAATGGATACACAGCAGATGTCAAAGCTCTACTTTTAAAATATGGAGCTGATAAACTGTCCGACATTGATCCGGCTGACTATGAAGCTTTACTCGCAGATGCGGAGGTGTTTGGAAATGCCTAAACATGCATTACTCTCCGCTTCATCTAGTAACCGATGGCTTCAATGTCCACCTTCAGCAAAGCTATGCGCTGAAGAGGATAATCAATATAGCCCTTATGCACAAGAGGGTACCGATGCACATAGCCTCTGTCAGTTTAAATTAGAACAGGCCCTTGGCATAAACACAAAAGACCCTATGGAGAATTTGGATTACTACAATGGGGAGATGGAAAACTGTGCTGAAGAATATGCTTCATTCGTCATACAGCAATTGGCAGAAGCAAAGCGCTATTGTTCTGATCCTGTAATCTTAATCGAACAGCATCTCGACTTCTCTAAATATGTAGAGAATGGATTTGGAACAGGTGACTGTGTAATCGTTGCTGATGGTATTCTTCAAGTCATCGATTACAAACATGGGCTTGGAATACTGGTTTCGGCAGAAGAGAACCCACAGATGATGTGTTATGCTCTTGGAGCTATAGAACTCTTCGATGGTATTTACGATATCGATACCGTTAAGATGACCATCTTCCAACCACGAAGGGACAATATCAGCACCTATACCTTGTCAAAGGAAGAACTTATAACCTGGGGTAATGAGGTACTCTCTCCTATCGCAAAACTGGCTTATGCGGGTGAAGGTGAATTTAAAGCTGGTGACCACTGTCAGTTCTGTAAGATTAAGGCTACCTGTCGTAAACGAGCTGAATATAACCTTGAACTAGCAAAGTATGACTTTGAGATGCCTCCTAATTTAGATGCCACAGAAATCAGTGTTATTCTCACTAAGGTAGATAACCTTGTCACCTGGGTCAATGACATAAAGGAATATGCATTACAACAAGCACTTCGTGGCACAAAGTATGATGGCTTTAAAGTTGTTGAGGGACGTTCCACCAGAAAATACACCGATGAACAGGCAGTTGCAGATGCAGTCACATCAGCAGGTTTTGATCCATATGAAAATAAGCTCTTAGGTATTACTGCCATGACTTCCATACTTGGTAAAAAGAGATTCGAAGAAGTTCTAGGAAGCCTTGTAATGAAGGCGCCAGGTAAACCAACTCTCGTTCCGGAGAATGATAAGCGTCCGGAATTTAATACAGCACAAATTGATTTTAAATAAGGAGGACAATAATATGTCAAACGTAGCAAATCCAACGAAAGTGATTACCGGTCCACAAACAAGATGGTCATATGCAAATGTATGGGATGCAAAGTCAATCAATGGAGGTACACCGAAGTATAGCGTTAGCCTTATAATTCCAAAGTCTGATACCAAGACAGTTGCGCTAATAAAGACAGCCATTGAAGCAGCGTATAAGGAAGGTGAGTCAAAGTTAAAGGGTAATGGTAAAACAGTCCCTGCTCTTTCCGTTCTTAAAACTCCTCTTCGTGATGGCGATGTAGAAAGACCAGATGACCCAACGTATGCAAATGCATATTTCATCAATGCCAATAGTGCTACTGCACCGGGTATTGTTGATGCAAATTGCAATCCAATCCTTGACCGTTCTGAAGTTTATTCAGGAGTATATGGCAGAGCCTCCATCAACTTATACGCCTTCAATTCAAATGGAAATCGCGGAATTGCATGCGGCCTAAATAACCTTCAGAAGATTTCAGACGGGGAACCTTTGGGTGGTAAGTCTCGTGCAGAGGATGATTTTTCTACAGATGACGATGATGATTTTCTTTCATAGATGTATACCGTTAATCTCTGACTGGGGCGGTGGCAATGCTGCCGCCCTTTTACATTAAGGATGGTGAATATGATAGAAGAAATATGGAAAGACATACCTGGGTTTGAAGGAAAATATCAGGCAAGCACAATGGGACGTATTAAAAGTCTAGATCGGTTAGTTAGGGGTAAATGTCATTTCACAGGACATGATTTTTACAGAATGATTCACGGCAGAATCTTAAAGCCAGGACGATTCTGTAAAAGTGGTCATGTTTCTGTAGTATTAGGACGTGGTGGCATTGGGAAACCAGTACATCAATTAATTGCATTGACCTTCTTAGGTCCTTGTCCTAACGGTTGTGAAGTTCTCCACGAAAATGGTATTCCTACCGATAATCGTGTCTGCAATCTCCGATATGGTACACGTACAGAAAATATTCTTGATGTATATAAAGATGGGGGGCGATGGAGAAAATTATCGACTGACGATGTTGAAAATATTCGTTTTGGCTTATCCTGTGGAATTACAGGAGTTGAGCTTGCTAGTATGTATGGTGTTTCTTCATCAACAATATCTCGCATCAAATTAGGGAGGAGTTTTGGATGGCTGAAATAAAATATATGAGTTGCGATATCGAAACATATTCTGATGTGGATCTAAAGAAATGCGGTATGTACAAATATGCAGAGTCACCCAACTTTGAAATACTTCTCTTTGCTTACTCCATCAATGGTGGTGAGGTTGTCGTTATCGATCTAGCTAATGATGAGAAAGTTCCTACAGAGGTAATCATTGCTCTATCAGACAAAGAAGTTATAAAGTGGGCATATAATGCTGCTTTTGAACGTATCTGTTTGTCCGAGTGGCTTAGAAGAAATTACCCTAAATATTTCAGTAGCTACAGCACCAGTGATGACACGGTCGGTAATTACTTAGATCCATCCTCGTGGAGATGCTCTATGGTTTGGTCGGCATATCTTGGATTTCCATTATCCCTTGAAGGTGTGGGAGCAGTGCTTGGATTGAAAGAACAGAAAATGAAAGAAGGAAAAGACCTCATCCGCTATTTTTGTGTTCCATGTAAGCCTACAAAATCAAACGGTGGTCGGACTAGAAATCTTCCTATACATGACAAAAATAAATGGAATACATTCATCTCCTACAACCGCAAGGATGTTGAAGTAGAAATGTCTATTCAAAAGAAGTTAGCCAATTTTCCTGTTCCAGAGTTTGTTTGGAAAGAATATCATTTAGACCAAAAGATAAATGATAGAGGAATTACTATTGATATGGACATCGTTGAACAGGCGATTATGATGGATGAGCGTTCCAAAGAAGAACTATCAGCAGAAATGAAGAAACTAACTAATCTGGATAATCCAAATTCTGTAGTACAGATGAAACAGTGGTTATCTGATAATGGTCTGGAAACCGACACTCTTGGGAAAAAAGCTATAGCTGAAATGCTTAAAGATGCTTCCGATGAACTAGCTGATGTTCTTACTCTTCGCCAACAACTTGCCAAATCAAGTATAAAGAAATATCAAGCCATGAAAAATGCCGTATGTGTTGATAACCGGGCAAGAGGAATGTTTCAGTTTTATGGTGCCAATCGTAGTGGTCGGTGGGCAGGGTGTATCATTCAATTACAAAACCTTCCTCAAAACCATATGCCTGATTTGGAGCAAGCTCGTAGCCTTGTAAAGGGTGGTAACTATGATGCATTAGAAATGCTATATAATTCAGTGCCAGAAGTATTATCAGAACTTATTCGTACTGCTTTTGTTCCAAGAGAAGGATATAAGTTTATTGTAGTCGATTTTAGTGCAATAGAAGCTAGGGTACTCTCACATCTAGCAAAGGAGACATGGAGAAATAAAGTTTTTGCTAATAATGAAGATATTTATTGTGCAAGTGCTTCTGCCATGTTTGGTGTTCCTGTTGAGAAACATGGTCAAAACAGTCACCTTCGCCAAAAGGGTAAAATAGCTGAACTAGCGTTAGGATATGGTGGTTCGTGTGGTGCTCTTAAATCAATGGGAGCCTTAGATATGGGTATTTTAGAAGAAGAACTACAACCTCTCGTTGATGCCTGGAGAGCTTCAAACCCTAATATCGTTCAGCTTTGGTGGGATGTTGATACCGCTGTTAAAAAGGCTATTACTCAAAGAACAGCTACTGAATGCCATGGAATCTGTTTTATTTATCAAAGTGGTATGCTCTTTATCAAACTTCCCTCTGGTAGAAAGCTTGCTTATGTAAAACCTAAGATTGGCACAAACCGATTCGGAGGAGAAGCCGTGACCTACGAAGGCATCGGAGCAACAAAAAAATGGGAGCGAATCGAATCATACGGTGCCAAATTTGTGGAGAATATCGTTCAAGCAATCTCCAGAGATATCCTTAGCTATGCGATGCAGACTCTCTCACATTTCCTCATTTGTGGCCACATTCATGATGAATTAATTATCGAATGTCCCATGGATGAATCTTTGAATTTTATTTGTGAACAGATGGGAAGAACTCCTCCATGGATAAAAGGTCTATTATTACGAGCAGATGGCTTTGAGACTTCGTTTTATAGGAAAGATTGAGCTAAAATGGTAGCAACACTGAAACTATATAGTGCTGCTACCATTTTGATTAAATCATGTTATCCAATAAATCCATTACTATTACTTTTATCTTTGCTACCTTATCTGTGACTGTGCTCTTACCCATTCCAATTTTATCCCCTATTTCCCTATGGCTGAAGCCATCAGATAATAACTGGAGTATTTTACCGTAGTTAGGATCGATTTTTTGTACATGACTTATCAGTTCTTTTAGCATATCCAAGTAAATATCTGCTGCACCATAGGTAGGTGGTGCTGCTGCTTCGAAATTCATCTCTTCATTTTCTGCTGCTAGGCAACTATAGGTTAAGGTTCCAAAGTTTCTCTTATCCAATGAGATGGCGTATGGACACTGACTACATTTGTTGCTTTCTGGGCAGCGAATCAGTTTCCCTTTTCCGTTGCTAATCTCACAGCGTTTGTCGCGATCTTTGGCTTTAAACTCTGCTGAATAGGAACTCATTACAGCATCGTACTGTGCCTTAGTGCCTGGAACTAACACCACATCCACTAATCTGTTACCAATTCTCCATTTTCTAATCTGAGATTTCTTTACCCCTGCGATTATCCCATGTTCTTCAATTGAATCCCTATCAACAATCATTGGGATTAATACCTGTTCCTCTCCATTTACTCTGATTTCCATAGATTGTCTCTCTTTCCGACCGGGAGAGACTGAGGTAGGGCAGATACCTTTTGACCTAGAATAGAAGCATCCCAAGACCAGGCATTAGAAAAAGAGCGCAGGAAATTATAGGGGTACTTCCATCTGCTTTTCCATAACTGTCATAATGACAGCTACTTCTATTGCAATATGGTCATATCCACCTTCCCAGCGCTCTGTCAGGTCTATATGAATTTTTTCAACGGATAAGAGAACTATAGCTAGTACTATTCCGTTGTGATTTCATTCTACTTCATATTAATTAGAGACACACGGACATGGGATGTCCTATTTTCTTATACAAAAAAAAAGACCCGTATAATAAAATACGAGCCATTCAAAAAAGAGCCATAACATCTATAATTATCACTGATGCTATGGCTCTACATATTATATAAAATCTTAATTGTCATATTTCTTTCTGTCCTTTTCTTTATCTGATTGTCTCATTCCATAATCTTTCGGTAAAAACATAAACAGACATGGCATGTCCACACAAAGATTATTTTATTGCTCTATTATTTCGTCCGAGTTGTTTCAAATTCTGCGCTTCCAGCATATTATTACATTCATAAATCGATTTTGTATAACAGGAAGTTAATAAAAATTGATACATAATATGTTGCTCTGTCATCATAAATGATTTACCAGATGCTTTTAACAAGCAACTACTTAAAACAGGTGGTAATTGCATACCAATTGATAACTGAACCACTTTTTCTATCGTAACATTATCTGGCTCGTCATTTCTTAATCTTTGAATCGTTTTTTCACTAATACTTGCCGCTTCTGCCAACTTTTCTTCCGTCATCCTAGACCACTCAATTAAAGCATTCAGTGTTCCCGAAAACGTAGCTGGTAACTTTCTTGCTACATTCAGTAATTCTGTATTATACTGCTTTATCATAACTGCTTGGTTAGGATTCTCCTTATTGTCAGATGAATAATGGGCCTCAAAAACTATGTTTGAAGCTGCATCCCTATATAGAACGCATTCTGTAAAAAACTCCTCCCCATATTTATTGAGCGACTTAATCCTCAAATCAAAGACTAGGCAACATTCATCCATATGGAATCTAGCATAGTCAGTTAATACAGTTTCACCTTGGTCATTTACAGTAATGTATTTAGGATGGTTAAAACAAAAATGAGAATCAACAAATAAATAATTCCCACTTTCTAGTTTCTTCTTTAGTTCTGGATTAAATGCACTTTCAATTAATGCATCTTTTATACTGATGGAAAATGTCTGGTCTTTTCTAATAAAGCCGTTCTTAAAACAATGGGGTCTGACATAGCGACCATCAATATAGGTAAAAACACCAATTGCTTCATCATAACCCACATCAACCATTCTTATTTTTGCTGCGCAACGTGATACACCATAAAACAACGCTATTTCATCAATGATACATTCCATCATATCAATTAAGTGAATATTTCCTATTTCATCTCGATATTTACGAATCAATTCATGTACCTTCATCTTAAACGGAGCAAGTGGCATCTGAATCCTCGGGGCAAGTGAATTTGCCTGCCATTCCATCCATCCCGTTGCATCTCTATCATTGTCTTTTATACCACCAACCACCTGGCATTTAATCTGTGTAGCACTGCTATTATATAACCGTTCTAGTTCAAATGCTTTCCTATGTAAATCCCAATGTACACATTCATGTACAATGGTGTTATTTACAGAACCAAGATTACGAAGGAAATATGCCTTCGGATCAACTAAAATAGTACGTGCTTCTACCTGGGTTTGTACCATTTTATCATTACTTTTATCATAAAACTCTGCATCGCATCCATGAAAGTAGATTTGACCAAATACGGAGAAGTCTTTCGTAATGTCTCTCACAATGATTGAAAGTCCCATTTTTTTCGCTAAAATATGTGGTTCCACTGCTATTGGGGTTTTTAGTGCCTCAGGATAATATCTTCGCAGGAAGTCTGTAGCAACAGTTTCAAGCTCATCCTTAGTAATGATGGGGACAAGAGAATCCGACAGAGGTTTTGAAGTCTTATTTTTACTGGTATATTCAGCTACACTAGAGATTAAGAAATCATCCAAATTGCTATCCAAATCTCCAGAGCACTTCAGCATAAACCATTGGGTACAATATTCAGTCTCATCATAATGGTAATCCGATTCACGGTCTTCCAATTCTGCTGCTACAACAACATGGAACTCTATTCTCATATCCGGCAAATCACTAATCGATAACGATTTCACCTCTATATCTGATAATTCTATAACACCAATATTTCGGATTCTATAAAGCCTTAAATCTAATCTATCATAATTTTCCTCAACATAACTTTGAATGGCATTGAACAAGTCATTTTCAAATCTATCTGCCACATAGTCTGTAAATGAACGATTACCTGCCAAGGTGCTCACCTCCCCTTATCTCCGTGCACTAGTTCAATAGGATCCTATTTCGTATTTAATTTATATCACAAATTTCGTCAATAAAATCCTGCCATTGTTCCTTGGAGATATTTAGGTCACGAGCTTTGCGTAGAGCAACGCGAGCTATCTCCGTTTTTCCTATGTATTCGATTAAATCGGGGAAAATATCATTCCTACTTTTCCCAGCCAAGTCATAGAAAAAGTCAATGTCATCTCCTGATATCCTTAGTATCTCAATCATTCTTTCAAGATACTTTTCCGGTGCATAACGATTCCCTTTTTCAATATCACTTAGATATACCGGTGTCATACCCAGTTCTTGAGCTAGTCCACGTATGGACTTTCCTAGTATTTCTCTACGTGCTTTAATATACTCTCCAAACGATTCATGGCAATCCTTGGAAACTAATTTAGTCATCATGTACTTTTATCCACCTTTTCAATAATATGTAAGCTTTCATGCTTATATATTATCATTATATCACATTCCAGTCAATAACCTTTTGTTGATTATTTCCACTTAATAAAGTCCAATTATTTCAATTTATACGGTATGGATGATCAGACATAGTGTAATAATTAAGCTCTCTAACAAATGAACTATTGAACCAGTTTTTGGAGATCAATTAAAAATATCTGCTTAATTATATCTGTCAACTGTTGTCTTGTCTTTTTCTCATCATCCTCAAAAATAAAAGGTATTCGTATGAAATGAACATTAATATTTACACTGGGGCTTTCACTTACCGCAATAGGAAACGCTTCTTCTTTTTCTTCATAACGATACATAGGATAGAGCAAATACACATCATTAATATCTCTTTTTCTCGCGTATTCCAGTACTTGGTAAAGGTCTCCTTGTTTGACCTCATTGTTAATATCTTTTGCATAGTCAGGATTGTCTTCAAACCGGGATAGTTCCTTATATTTGGTGTCAAGAACAAATATTTTACCATTAAGCTCAGCCAATATATCATGTCTCATTGTAAAAGCAGCTCCACTAATTGTGCCTTTGTACATGATTTTTTCAACAAGACTCATTCGACTCTCTTGAAGCGTAACCTTGCCACCATGATTGCTAAGAACTTCTTTTATAAATCCGCCGATAAAACCTTCGAACAGAATATCTGTAGGGAACAGAAAACAGAAGGATTCATTCATATCTGTGTTAAAATTTGACACCTTATTAAGTAAAAACATCTTGCTAATGCTTATAATTATCCCATAATGTTTATGCATCTTGCTCAAGTGAATATTATTACAATCATGTGGTGTACAAGGCATATCTGACACTGCATCCAGCCTCGATAATATTGTTCTGAGAATCTTTTGATTTCTTTTCGATGCAATATTATATATTTGCTTACAAGTGAATTTGATAATACGATTAATCCTATTATCAAATTCAAAATTAGAATATGTACATCTAAATTTGTTTGCTTGTCCATTGGGGACTTTTTTGTTAAAATAGTCTGCAATATCAAATTTCCCCTTAATAGCGTTACAATCCTCAGTCCCATCCACATATTGATAGAACAAGCCTCTTTTTATCGCACTACGCACGTATCCAATATAAAGTGTTATAAAGAGTTCCTTTAAATCCTCCGAATCGCTGAGTTCACTTGAGATACTAATAAATGGGTATTCTAATTTGTTGCAGTATTCAATCCACCGAACAAGGTTATTCAGCAGGTGCTTTTGTGTTAAATCATCTGTATCATGATCCTCTGCTTCGGTACGAAAAACTTTAGGGTATATATTCAACTGTTCGCCTTTAAAAACAATTGTTCCAATATACTTTTTCGTTCTGATAGATCCTTGACCAATAAAATCGATAAATTGCTGTTGACTCGTTATTTCACCATCATCATAAAAAACAGCTCTTTGCTCCCAGTTTTCTTGAAGGAAATCAAATAATTCATCTAATGCGTTTTGGGACTGCCAGGAACTTGGTAATTTGTTGTTACCAATTTTGCTATACTCATACCTATTCAGTACCATTTGCTTCTCCCTTTACTTTTACCCTAAGCCTTCCGATATTCTCATCGATAATTTCAATGTTTACACCTGCTTTATCAATAACATCTGATAATATATTTGCAACTTTTTTTCTATTATCATAAAAATATTCATATAATAGCGGGATAATATTATTGTTCAAAATATCACAAAGTTCTGGTTCATTTTTATTCATAAAATAAGAATGGCCAACAAGTAAATCTGTACTATCCAGCTCCTTTACCAAGTTCAGGTTAATATTCTCGAGTACTTTTTTGAGGTTTTCATTTTGAACTAAATTAACATCTGGTTTTTGTTCAATGAAGCAGAATCTTCTTCGCAATGCTGCATCAATCAAAGATATTGATTTGTCAGCTGAGTTCATTGTTCCAACAATGTAAAGGTTATTCGGTACGGCAAAAACATCTCCAGATTGAAGGGTAACACTTGCTTCATTAATTTCTCCCCACCGTTTATCATCTTCAATAAGAGTAATAAGTTCACCAAAAACTTTAGATATATTTGCCCGATTTATTTCGTCTATGATAACGACAAAGTTCTTACCGTCTGTATTGTTCAGTGCTATGTCAGCAATCGTTTTAAACACCCCATCAACCGTTTTAAACGCTAATGTTTCGCGATCTTTATCTGGCCTTAATCCCTGAATAAATTCCTCATATCCGTAATTTTGATGGACCTTCAAAACCCGCCTCTGGGCAAGATTCCCACCTCATATTAATAATAAACAAGGAGAACATATGATAACCAAAACAGAATTAAATTCTTTTGACACCCAGTATTTCAATATACTGCACTTGGGGTGTTTTGCCATCTATGTGCAGTCAAAGAATACAAAGCACTTCTGGGCTATTCATATAGAGGAATATCCAACCTTTAGGCATTTCAAAATTTATCATAAACACAACATCCCCGACGAATATCACAGGCACAGAGACGCTCGGAGCCTTTCAGTAGCCATCGAGCATATTAAAAGTCATGATGCCTTTCAGCTAAATGGAAGGAAACCAGTAAAGAATTTATGCTTAGCAAGTTCCACATTTTCCAGCTCCCCTGCCACAAAAAAGCACCCATCACATTCTGACAAGTGCTAAAATTAAATTCCTACTCTTCTTGAGGAATTGTATAATTAATGCAATTTTGCATTTTAGCCTGAGCTATACATTCTTCCTTACTTTTACCGTGACCCCTAATTCTATCATTTTCGTCAACCCAATAATACAGATCCTCAGCTCCGAACAGTTCCGCTCTTACTTCTTTCAGAATTTCCATTTCTGTTACATCCACTCTGTCCTGCGCTTTTTCAGAAAATGATACTGCTTTTCGTTGTTCTTCATGATGCATAAAGCCATCATCAATAATATTATACAATATTCTAGAAAACTTCTGTGCCTGTTCATCCGTTTCAAAATAAATGCCAAACCCGTTAGCATAAATAGAAACAATGTTATATCCGTATACCTTTAATTCTAATGCAATTCCCATAATACGAGCAAATCTTAATTCTATAATTGGGAAGAATTCCTGTATATCCTCCTCAAGAACATCATAGAATCCTTTTTCTTTAATAGTTCTGATATATTCATTACTGCAATCCTCTATGATATTATATCTCTTTGTACTAACTATCTTTGTTTCCTGAGCCTTTCCAAACAGTAACTCATCTGTTGATATATTAAAAATCTCACTAATTCTTGCTAGCATATAAATGTCAGGTTTTCCAATATTGTCTTCCCAGGTAGAAATTGTTTGTCTTGCAACATTTATTTGTTGTGCCAATTTCTCCTGTGATAACTTGTTTTTGTCTCGAAGAACTCTCAGATTCTCTCCAAAACGTACATTTTTTCTAATCATAAATGGATTTATCCTCCTATAAATTGATATATCTATTATAGCATTGTCCTACCAATTCACCAAGCTAATGGATTTAACATTACCGCAATTCATTTTAACAAAACGTGAGATACAAAGAGTTCAACTTAACTTAATAACAGCACGCATACTAGCCTTAGTGCATTTGAAATAATGACTATAACAATCTATGAAGGAATTATATTAGCCTTAATAGCAACATTTAACATGAACTTGAATACAATATAATAACAGTTTTATAGAATAGGAAGTATTTCATGGCTATTAAAATTTTTATAGATCAAGGTCACAATCCGACTGGTTACCACAATACTGGTGCCAGAGGTCTTGGGTTAATAGAAGAAGATATTACTTATCAGGTTGGAATCTATCTTGCCAATTTATTAGGAGCTGACCGAAGATTTTCCGTTTTGTTATCAAGACCTACGCCTACTACGGTTTTAGGAACTACAAATGCAACCAGCCTGGCTGAAAGGGTTAGAATGGCGAATGAATGGCCTGCTGATTATTTTATCAGTATCCATGCTAATGCAAATGTAAATCCTGCAATTAATGGAGCTGAGATCTATATATACCAATACAATACTCAAGCACATTGGCTAGCACAGCATATCATGGATGCTATTGTCCAATTTACAGCCTTAAAGAATAATGGTATCCGTATAAATCAATCCTTATATGTTTTGCGCAGAACTAATATGCCTTCCTTACTGATAGAAATGGGATATCTTACGAATGAACATGATGCCGCTATTCTTAGAGATAATCAATGGCTGATTGCTTATGCAATATATATCGGTATCTTAAATTATTTTGGATTTGAACCGATTTAATATTAATAAAAGGAGGGATAAAGAATGATGAAAAATAATAATATTAATCGAAATTTAAATAATAAAATTCGTGTTTATCCAGCTGAAATGGGAACACAGACCTTCGGGAGGTTACAGGTTCGCTGCACAACCAGAGGACTGGTACCAATTGATAGTGCAATCGTCCAAATTTCCACTTCGGCAGAGCCGGAGGTAATTATAGAAGAGCTTACTACCGATTTTAACGGGCTCACACAAGAAATTGAATTACCGGCACCCCCAATTGATTATAGTCTGAACCCAGCTCCAGCCACACAACCTTATTCAGAATTTAACCTTAGGGTAAGCGCACCGGACTTTGAACCGGTTACCGTATCGAATGTTGAAATACTCACCCTTGTAACAGCTCTGCAGGAATTAACCCTAACCCCTGCAGAAATTCCTACTGGAGGTAAATTATATGTAATACCACCTCATACTTTATATGGCGATTACCCACCAAAAATAGAAGAAGAAGAGATTAAAACTATAGGTGAAACCGGTGAAATTGTATTACAAAATGTAGTGATCCCAGAATATATCGTAGTCCACGACGGTCCTCCTACTGATACTGCTGCACAGAATCACTATGTACGGTACCGTGATTATATTAAAAATGTAGCTTCTAGCGAAATCTATGCCACATGGCCGGAATCAACCATTATGGCAAATATTCTTGCTATCCAGTCCTTTACCCTAAACCGAGTTTTTACGGAATGGTATCGTAATCAGGGATATAATTTTACCATAACCTCATCCACGGCCTTTGATCACAAATGGATTCCGGGCAGGAATATTTACAGTAATATCGGCCTAGCGGTGGACCAGATATTCACCAATTATTTATCCAGACCTAATGTTAAACAACCCATATTAACCCAGTACTGTGATGGTTATAGAGTACAGTGTCCGAACTGGATGACCCAATGGGGATCTAAGGAATTGGGAGAGAATGGTCTGAATGCAATCCAGATACTTCAACATTTTTATGGAGATTCCATGTTTATTAACACAGCACCTCAAGTATCTGGTGTTCCAGCTTCCTGGCCGGGAGTAAATCTGACAATAGGTTCCACCGGAGTCAGTGTACGGATGATTCAAGAACAGCTAAACCGTATTTCAGATACTTATGTAGCGATTCCTAAAATGGCTGTGGATGGACAGTATGGACCACAAACCGCAGAGGCGGTAAGAATCTTCCAACAAATATTTAATCTTCCCCAAACCGGTGTGGTAGATTTTGCTACATGGTATAAAATATCTCAAATATATGTGGGGGTTACGAGAATTGCGGAATGA